GTGATGCCTTAAATGATGCAGATTCTAACGTAGCTATAGGTAGTGGTGCTTTAAGTTCCGACACTCAAGGAAGTCAGTCTACAGCAATAGGTACTCTTGCGTTAACTTCTCAAAATTTTACTTCAGCCACTGACTCTTATAATGTAGCGGTGGGAGCAGAAGCAGGTTTTGCAGTAACCACAGGCATCCAGAATACACTCATAGGTGGTCTTGCAGGTGATGTTCTTAATACCTCAAATTACAACACAATCGTGGGTTTTGGTGCTTTATCATCAGATACGAAGGGTGAGAGAAGCACAGCGGTCGGACAGGAGGCGTTAGCTTCTCAAAACTTTACTTCACTGACTGTCACTGGTAATACGGCCCTTGGCTTTCAAGCGGGTAGATTAATCACCACAGGCCAAAACAACACCTTAGTTGGGGCAGAAACAGGGGATCAGATTACTACAGGCGAAAGCAATACTGCTGTGGGTACAAGTGCTTTAGGCGCAAACACAACAGCATCTAACAACACAGCCGTTGGTACAAATTCTTTATTAGTAAATACCACTGGTGCTAGTAATACTTCAATAGGTTCTGGTGCATTAGCAGCAAACACAACAGCATCTAACAACACCGCAGTTGGTTTGTTAGCTTTAAACGCAAACACCACAGGCACTCAAAACGTAGCTGTGGGTTCTTTAGCTTTAGATGCTAATAGCACAGGAAATGAAAACACCGCTGTTGGGTATGCTGCATTAAGTACATCCACCACAGCCGGTGGAAACACAGCAATGGGTTGGGGTTCTATGATCAATAATACGACTGGATACGCCAGCGTAGCTATCGGTTTGAGTTCTCTAGCCGCCCAAACTACAGCGGGTTATAATACCGCCGTTGGTTATTTAGCTTTAGCTGCTAACACCACCGCCTCTTTCAATACTGCGGTTGGCAGTATTGCACTAACTGCCAATACTACGGGCGCTGAAAATGTTGCTGTGGGTGTGAATACTTTAGACTCAAACACGGAGGGTTCAAATAACACGGGACTTGGTACGGCTGTTTTAGCCGCAAACACTACAGCGTCTAACAACACTGGCGTGGGTCATAATGCTTTAGTCGCAAACACCACAGGCACTGAAAACGTAGCAGTTGGCGCAAATGCTCTTGGGGCAGTCACAACGGGATACGAAAACATTGGCGTTGGTAGGGGCGCTGGTAGCGGTATTACCACAGCAAATCGCAATACATTTATTGGCGATGATGCGGGTTATTTAATCACGGGCGGAAGCAGTAACACCATTATTGGGCGCTTTAGTGGAAGTGGCGGCGGCCTAGACATCACCACCTCAAGCAACAACATCGTCTTGTCAGATGGTGATGGTAATCCTCGGCTTACCATAGTCACAACCGGTCAAATTGCATTTGGGACTAGTGATGGTTCAACTGATATTTCGGGCGGCACTATCGGTCTTGCATTGAATGATAATGACGGCAGACAGATGCTAGATAGCCGTTCAAATTCAAGCATTAACACTTACCGTCAGAGATTTTATAACACCAATGGCCTTGTTGGTGCTATTAGAACAAGCGGTTCAACAACGTTCTATGATACATCATCAGACTATCGTCTAAAAGAAAATGTCGTACCAGTTGATGATGGGATTGAGATCGTAAAACAGCTTCAGCCTAAACGCTTCAACTATATTGCTGATCCTGACACCACAATGGAAGGCTTCATAGCGCATGAGTTGCAAGAGGTTGTCCCATTAGCGGCAAATGGTGAAAAAGATGCAGTAGATCAAAACGGTATAGTTCCGCAAACTGTAGACTTAGCCAAATTAATCCCTGTTCTTACAGCAGCTATCCAAGAACAACAAACCTTAATTGAATCACTAACAGACCGCATAGCGGCACTAGAGGCATAAACAATGACTAGAGAAACAGATCAAATCGCACAAGACTACTCAGCAATGGGTGACAGCGTAGACCTAATCACCGCAGTTATTGCAGGGGAGTCTATGGCGGATGAGTCAGCAGAAGACCGTCAAGCCTGTGTAGACCGTAACACCCAACACCTAGAGCTTATGGTTGCTAAAGATGATTGGGGCAGTGAAGATATGACCGCAGTTAATGCAGCTATTACAGCAGGAAATGGATATACAGCATCATGAGTGAAGAACAAACAGTAACAATCAACGAAGAAGAGCATAACTTGTCAGAACTTGCGGTAGAGACGCAAATGCACGTTGCTCGTGTAAACGAGTTGCGCCAAGAAATAGGTCGATTACAAATGCAGATTAGTGAGCGCGAAGTTTTACTACAAGCCTATACCAAGGCTATTGTTGAATCGGTTCAGCCTGTCGAAGAAGTTGAAGGCGAGGTTGTAAACTAATGGAATTAATTGAAATCGTAACGACGCTGACTACGTTGTCGGTAATTGCCAGTGCCATTTGTGCTGCTACACCTACACCCAAAGACGATGCTTTCTTCGCCAAATGGATATATCCCGTAGTTGAGGCTCTGGCTTTAAACATCGGTAAGGCCAAGGAATAATGGCGGCGCAGCGACCTACGGTAAAAGATGCTCTAGCTGAGATTGGCGCACACGAAAGAGAATGCGCGGTAAGGTACGAGAATATTGAAAAGCGTTTGGAGTCTGGAGCTAAGAACTTCGACAAGTTAGAGAAGTTGATTTACGGGTTATACGTTATTGTTTTAGGGTCGGTATTGATACCGATATTGTTATCTATGGGGTAGAAAATGATTGCTGAAATCTCCGCGATAGTTGCTGGGGTCAATATGGCCTCAAATGCAATCAAACAAGTAGCAGGAACAGCGGACGATTTAAGCACCATAGGAACCTTTCTCGGCAAGCTCGGCGGCGCAGAGGTAGAATTAGCCAGAGCGCAGAATACAGGCAAGTTATCTGAAGCTGATGCCATTAAAGCTGCGCTGGCTAGAAAGCAGATTGCAGATACCATGCAAGAGGTGAAAGACATATTCACCATAAGCGGTAACGGACATCTCTACCAACAATGTATGCAAGAGATGGCAAACGCTAGAAAAGCCAAACAAGATGAGTTGGCTAGGGCAATAGTTGCAAAACGAAAGTTTAGGGCACAAATGACGCAGTACGCTCTGGTCTTTATGGTCGTTCTAGTGCTGGTTCCAGCCACTGTTGGCGGCTTATTAGCGTGGCTAACCAACCGATGATTATGGCGTTTTTACTTATAGTCATAATCGACGGGGAACCTTTAAAGGAAGAGTTCTACTTTCGAGATGTGACCCGCTGCAATCAGTTTGCGTACTACGTTGAATCTGGTGCAGTTACGATAGACAAGCGAAGGCGTAATCAGAACAACATCAGTGCTTACTGTATCCCTAAAAAGATACGGTCTAACATGAAGACTTGGGATTAAACAATGGCTAAACAAATATCATCAATAAGCCGCGTAGGTACTACAGAACCGTTTGAACTACAAGTAAAGCGCGGTCAAATTGGATGGCATTACGCAATCTTTAAGTTTGGCTTTAACCCAGATATTGATGACAGCTTAGAAACCGTATGGGCCGAAGGCGGACTGTATGGCTACATCGAAACTGCAACGGTGCTCAAGGTATCTAGTTCTTCTGCAAACGATACGTCCGCAGGAACTGGTGCGCGTACCGTTACCTTGTCTGGGCTAGATGCGGATTACGCGGAAATAAGCGAAACGGTAACACTGAACGGGCAAACCCCTGTCAACACAGCCAAAACGTACATCCGCATCAACCGTATGGTGGTTAATACCGCTGGATCTGGTGGGCAGAATGCAGGTGTTATCTACGCGGGCGATGGCACTGTGACATCTGGTGTTCCTGCCGACAAGTACGCAACGATTGCTATCGGTGACAACCAAACGCTTATGGCATTGTGGACAGTCCCAGCAGACCATACAGCCTACTTATTTCAAAAAGATATTACTGCCGCTACAGCACAAAACAACAAATACGCCAACGTCTACTTGGTGGCGCGACCTTTTGGCGAAGTATTTCAAACTAAAGATAAGCACGTTATTGATAATGGCGTGATACATCAGACTTACAGTATTCCTCTGAAGTTTGAAGAAAAAACAGATATAGAAGTTCGCTGTATCGGGGATTCTGCGGGTGCCGACATATCCGTGTCTGCTGGTCTTGATATCATCTACATCCGAAACGGTGATTCTTTATGAGTATCGTCGCATCATTAGTAGGGCCGGTTACAGGGCTACTTGATAAGTTCATCGAGGACAAGGATCAGAAAAACGCATTGGCGCATGAGATTGCTACGATGTCAGAGCGACATGCCCAAGAGCTTATGAAGGGCCAGCTAGACGTAAACAAGGCCGAAGCTGCACATAAGTCGTTATTTGTTGCTGGCTGGAGGCCCAGTATCGGGTGGGTGTGTTCGCTGGGCTTACTTTACAACACGATTATTGCCAACATACTAGGCATCTGGGTAGACCTCCCCGAAATAGATACAACTTTGCTTGTTCCGGTTATGATGGGAATGTTAGGTTTGGGCGCAATGAGAAGTTACGAGAAGGTCAACTCCGTAGCTAGGGAGAAGTAATGAGTAATCTAGTTAAGATGCTTAAACGCCACGAAGGTGTGCGGTCTAAAGTTTATATATGCTCGGCTGGGTATGAAACAATTGGTGTGGGCAGGAATATCGCAGAATCTGGGTTAGGTTTATCTGACGATGAGATTAACTACCTGTTAAACAACGACATCAAGCGGGTACGAGAAGAGCTTACCGATTCATACTTTTGGTTCCCTGCAATGAACGAAGCGCGTCAAGATGCCTTGGTAGATATCTCCTTTAACCTCGGACAGACTCGCTTGCGTGGCTTTGTTAAGGCGCTTGAGGCTATGTCCCGTGAGCAGTTTGACGTTGCCGCTGACGAATTCATGGACAGCAAGTGGGCTACACAAGTAGGCAACCGTGCCATAGAGGTAACTGAAATGATTCGCACAGGTGAATACAGATAATGCCCCTTCAAAAATACATATTTACTCCTGGAATCAATAAAGAAGGTACTGATTATTCTGCCGAAGGAGGGTGGTTTGATTCTAATCTTGTTCGTTTTAGGCAGGGGCTTCCTGAAAAAATAGGAGGTTGGGAAAAATATCTTCCGAACACCCTTTCAGGAATTGCTAGAAAACTTCATGGTTGGGTAGCTACTAACGGTACTCGTTTATTTGGGATAGGGACAACAAATAAACTATATTGGCAAGAAGGTGCTGCGTATAACGATATAACACCTATTCGTTCTACTACTGCTGCAGGAGATGTAACTTTTGCTGCAACTAACGGTTCTTCTGTAATTACAATTACAGATACGGCTCACGGAGCGTCGTTAAATGATTTTGTTACTTTTTCAGGAGCCGCTTCATTAGGTGGGAATATTCTTGCGGCAGTTCTTAATCAAGAATATCAGATTACTTCAGTACCTAGTGTAAATACTTTTACTATTTCTGCTAAAGATACTTCCGGAAATACAGTTACCGCTAATTCTTCAGATACCGGTAATGGAGGAGGTTCTACAGTAGGAGTTTATCAAATAAGTGTGGGATTAGACGTTTATGTTGATGGTTCTGGCTGGAGTGTAGGGTTATGGGGAGGAGGTACTTGGGGTTCTACAAGCGCATTAGCTCCTAATAATCAGTTAAGAATATGGTCACTAGATAATTTTGGCGAAGATTTAATCGCTAATGTACGGGCAGGAGGGGTTTATTATTGGGATTTTTCCACTGCCAGTCAGCGAGCTAAAGCCCTTAAAGATATTGCGGGCGCAAATTTTGCTCCGACTGTTGGGTTACAAGTTTTAGTTTCAGATATTGATAGGCACGTTATTGTTTTAGGTGCTGATCCTATAGAGGGCGGTAGTAGATCTGAAGAACTAGATCCGATGTTAGTGGCTTTTTCAGACCAAGAGAACCCTTTGCAATGGGAACCTTTATCTACTAATACAGCAGGTTCGCTACGTTGTTCTGCTGGGTCTCAAATTATCGGCGGTCTTAGAGCTAGACAAGAAACACTGATTTGGACTGACGTTGCAATGTATAGTTTGCAATTTGTTGGGCCTCCGTTAACTTTTGGACTTAACCTTGTTAATGAAGGAGTTAGTTTAATTAGCCCTAATGCTGCGGTAAATACTCCTAACGGTGTTTTTTGGATGGATAAAAAAGGTGTTTATACCTATACTGGAGCCGTTCAACCTGTTCCATGTACTGTTCATTCATATGTGTTTAATGATCTTAATGAATCCCAAGTCTTTCAAGTATTCGGATTTTTAAATAAGCAGTTTAATGAAGTTGGTTGGTTTTATTGTTCCGAAACAAGTGACTCAATAGATAAATATTTTTCTTATAATTATATAGAAAACTCTTGGTCTATTGGTGAACTTGCTAGAACCGCGTGGCTTGATGAAGGTATTTCTGCAGTACCTAGAGCAGCAGGGACAGATAACGGTAGTAATTATATTTATAACCATGAAACAGGGTTCGATGATGATGGTTCTCCTATGGAAAACGTATATATTGAAAGTGCGGATTTTGATTTAGGGGACGGAGAAGCTTTCCAGTTTATTCGTAGATGTATCCCAGATGTTAAATTTACGGGCGATTCAGGAAGTAGTCAAACTATAAATTTTGTTCTTAAAGCTCGTAACTATCCTGGAGATACATTAACTACTGATCAAACGACTCCGTTTACAACAACAACAACTAAAATTGATACTCGCGTAAGAGGTCGTCAAGCAGCAGTACGTTTTGAATCTGACGATAATGCAGAGATGGGGGATCGTTTAGGAGTTGGATTTGTTATTGGATCAACTAGGTTGGATGTACAACCTAACGGTAGACGATAATGGGAAAACTGCTGAAAGGCAGATTGCCTCTACTAAACCCGTATTTTTCACAGGTAGTAGATGCGCAAACTTTTAACAGATTTGTCAGGATATTGGAACTCAATTTAGATGCTTTTGACCCTAGTGCGACTCCTCAATTTCCAGTTTCACAAAGAGATACGTTAAAGTTTAGTACAGGCGATATTATTTGGAATACTACCGAAGAGGTTCTTCAAGTATATTTGGGAAATTCTTGGCAAAATATTTCTACGCCAAGTACTTCTGGGACAAGCGCAACTGGAAGTATTGGAACGGTTTCGGTAATTAATGACGGAAATATTACGGTAGTGATAAATTAATGAATAGTATTTATAGTGACGAGCAACGTCAATCTTTAATAGATTCAATGACTAACCCTCAATCTAACGCTGCTAAGTTTTTAGAACAGGGCGGTGAAACAGGGTTATCTCCTGATATTACTATGGATATCCTTAATAAATACGCGACATACGGTGCGAATACGGGTATCGGGAATATTGGTGGTAGTCGTTTAGTTAATGCATTAAACGAAGAATACCGTAAACACGTAGATGCTCCGTTACAACAAGAACCTAAAGAAGCCTTTCTCGGGGGTCTTGCAGAGGCTTTAAAAGCATTAGGAACTGGTGCTAAAGATTTTATAACAGGAGCTGGAGATACAAAAGACGTAGTAGATGCTTTAGAACTCGAAAATACTGCTGCTAATACGGCTTATCCAGAACAAGGGTTCCCTCAAGCGGATTCATTAAATACCCCTGTACAGATATCAGAGGGGGATATAGATATCCCGATGTCAGAATTAGGTAACGTCGACGCAGAAGGTTATGGAGATCCAAGCATTAGCCCTAGCGGTACTGTTATTGCAACTGAAATGCCGTCTCGTATGGAGCGGTTTAAAAAGTATCTCGAAGAGAATCCTATTGTTGCTAAACAATTACAAGCCTCTGGGACAGATATTGCGAAAATCCTTACACAAGCAGCGGTAGGGAAAGAAAAAAGAAAACCAATTATTCGCGCTACTCGCGCACCTAGTTTCCAACCGTCAAGAATGAATACTCCACGTATAGGTATGGAGGACGGCGGTTCTGTATTAGGCCGTAAAATGTTTTTAAGCGGCGGTGAAGTCGACGGTCCTGGAGGCCCGAGAGAAGATATGGTTCCTATTTGGGCTAGTGATAAAGAATACGTTATGTCTTATAATGGCGTAAAACGAATGGGTGGTGGTGATTTCGATAAAGGAATCGCGGCCCTTGATAAAGTTAATAAAAACGGGGTTGCATAACCATGTCAGAAACAGCATATAGTTATCAAGCTCCTGATAGGCGTGTCTATGATATGCTTACAGGAGGTCAAAATCGTTTTGGTTTATTACCTCAAGTTGAAGCGTATTATCAAAGCCAATTCGAAAATATGGGAGCGGCAGATTCTAACCCGTTTACATATACTGGCGACCGGATAGCAGGATTTTCTCCTAGAGAAGAATATGCAATGCAACTCGCGGATCAAGGTATTGGTGCTTATCAACCATATATGGCAAGAGCTGCGGGTTTAACTGAAGAAAGTTTAGCTACGATGGCTGGTGGTTCTTCTGAAGCTGCTGCGGCTATGCGACGCGCTCAAGAACAAGGTGAAGATTATACTCGTTTAGGGATAAACCGTGGAACAGATTTCTTAGGTAGAGGTGTACAAGCCGCCTCAAGAGCTGAAGAACGCGGGTTAGCAGGACTTGATCAAGCTGGACAAACATTACAAGCTAGTAGAGGTGATTTTGATCCTTCTAGTATTAGCCGATATTCTGATCCGTATGAAGATCAAGTAGTCCAACAAGTTATGCGCGATATGGATAAAGCGCAACAACAAGGAGATATTGGTCGTAGAGCTTCTGAAATAGGTGCAGGAGCATTTGGTGGCTCTCGTTCTAGATTAAGTCAAGAAGAATCTGATACTGCTAATAGACGCGGTATGACTGAAGCATTAGCAGGGATTCGTAGTCAAGGATATACTTCTTCGCGAGACGCTGCGATGGCTGATTTCGGTAGAGCGCGTGGCGCAGATGCAATGGCAGCTCAACAACAAGCTGGGATGGCTGGACAAGGACAACAATTTGGTATGGGCACTGCTGGACAATTAAGCCAAGCGGGTCAAAATATATACGGTATGGGTTCTGGTGCAGGTCAAAATTTCTATAATATGGGAACAGGTACAGGCCAAGGTTTAGCTGGAATCGCGGGTGGTTTATCTGGTGCTCAATCCGGTGCTGCTGGAGCGTATCAAGGTTACGCAGGTGCTAACCAAGGGTTCCGTCAAGGCGATGTTGCTTCCGCTATGAATATAGGTGGAATGAACCGCGCTAGAAACCAAGCCCAATTAGATTTAAATTATCAAAATTTCGTAGGGCAATATAATATGCCTAACCAATTAATGTCTGGTTATGCGAATTATCTTACAGGTGCAGGGCCGTTAGCTGGTGGTACGGGTTATTCTGGTACTGCAAATGTAGCTAATCCTTACGGTACCTCTGGTGCTGGTACTTATACCGGCAGTTATGGAATGAAAGACGGGGGCCGTCCTATCCCTCAAGGTAATAAAGGTTTAGCGTCTTTATCTAACGTAGCTCCTGAAGCTGTTCGTAAAATGGGCTTTACTCCTGCTACAAAAATGATGGGCGGCGGTATGGTTAATCCTCGTTTCCCTATGGCGTCTCGTAAGTTAGGAGCATAAAATGGCGGAAGGCAATAAATACGGTTTTGGCGGTATTGGCGCTGGTGGTGGAATCGCGAACCTTGTTGCTGCGCCTAAAGTTAATCCTATCAGATCAGGACAATTTGCTCCTACCCCACAACGGAGACTCACTGCTGAAAAGAAACCTAAAAAACAAGTTCTTGGAGCCTTAGCAGGTGCTGCTTCTCCTTTTTTAGCTGAAGCAGGATTAGCTGGGCTTAGTAAAATTCCAGGATTAGAAGGGTTATTATTCCAACCTGAAGCACAGACTAAAGAAGATTTTGGTATCCTTGCTCCCCAAACAGGAACAGGGATTCCAACAGATCCGTATGCAGCAGAACAAGCAAAACTGCGTCGAAGAGTAGATGCTGCGTTACCTTCTACTAAGCTGCCTCGTCAAAAAACATTATTGGGAAAAGGTCTTAACGAGCTTTTAACATATGCCCCCGCGTTAGCTCTTGGTGATGAAGACGATGGATCAATTGCTTCTTATATTGCAGCTGCTTCGTCTGGTAAAAAACTAGAAGGTGCTTTAGATCAATCTCGTTTAGAAGCGTATTTAGCGAGAGAAACGAAACGTGGTGAAAAATTAGCTAACGTTGGTGATTTTACCCGTAACATCTCATATAGTGCTGTATTACAAGACGATGGCACCTTTGCCCCTATTAAACGTACTGTATTAATTTCCCCAGATAAATCAACTCGTTATGTATTAAGCCAAGGAGATAAGAACGTAGATTTCGTTCTTGATGAATTAGGAAAACAAGTAGCTGTTCCTCAAGGACAATACTTTATTAGAGATACGCTTACATTAGACGACAAAGATCCTGGGAAACCAGAAGATAAAAAACTATTCGATACAAAAAGTGGTCAAATCGCTTACGGAACTGTTCAATACGCTCAAACTCCAACGGGACGTGAAGCTCGTATTTTACTTAATGATCCTCGTAATCGTCGGGGAGATGACAAACAAACAACAGCCTCTTCTTTAAGAAAAGAGTTTGGAGATAACTGGGTTCCTTATGACCAAGAACTAGCTGATTTAGATGCCCGAGAAAAAGGGGATCCACAATTATTTAAAAAGTTTGAAGGTCGTATGGATCGTGAAGTTGCTACATTAGAAGTAGCAAATATCGCATCAACGATTATACCTATTGCTATGGATGCAGAAAATAACCCAGAACTTCTAACAGATGTTGGCGCACTTCCTGGATTTTTCGATGGATTGCGAAAAGAAATTTCAAGTGCGTACAATATAATAAATAATTCTGGTCGTTCAGTTGATGAAATTATTTATGATCAAGGTAAAGATACCGGATCATCTGTTAGTATGGGAAATTTATTAATAGCTAGTAACGATTATAGCAGTATCGTAAACAACGCTAGTTCAACACCTGCTCAAAAAGATCAAGCTAAAGATAGACTTATTAGCGCATTAAAAACTGTTCAAGCTCGTGCAAAAGACCAAGGATATGCGGGAACTTTAGCAAATCTTGATTTAGAATCCGATCAATTCCAAGATCTAATTGTAAACCGAGGGTTATTAGCTGCAGGTCAGTTACGGTTAGCGTATGCAGCAGCGGCAGCAGATGGTCAAACAGGTACTTCTCTTTCAGATAAAGACGTTATTAATTTCCTTGAACAATTAGGATTTGGTGATAAACAAGCTAAATTAGTTGGTAATAAAATGACTAATTTCGTTGTAAATAGATTACAAAATCTTGATTCTAGAGAGTTTAGAACTTTATCTAATAACGCTAGAACCCATACTGAAACGGATGTTCGTAATACTAATGATTATTTACGAGGTACGTTCGGTACTAGTCTTTCGGATTTAAATTCCCTTAGAGATGAAAAATTAACTCAAGATGAAAAAGAAGTAATCGCGTCTAAAATTATATCAGATATTGCCGAAGATACTCGAGGAAGCGCGTTTTCTGATTTTGTATACGATAGAAAAAATCAACGGATTCGTTATGTTCCTGTATTAGAGCGGCTAAAAAGCAGAGAGTTAATTTATAACCGTTATATGCAAACTATTTTCCCACATTACGGTATTACTGAGGATCAAATTAATTTAGTTGGTCAGAGTGATATAGGGCTAGATGAAAGTTCTGGTCAGGGTACTACTCCTTCTCGTCCCCCGTTAAATTTAAGGATTAGGTAAAATTAAATGGCTGCGAATCAACCAAACATTACAGTTTTAGATAGTTTTTTACAAACTCCTGAATTTGATGCGTTTAAACAAAATACAATTTTAGCTCCTATTGCTGAAGGAAGCGATATTACTTTAGAGAAAATTTATTCTAATGATCCCATAAGATTAAATGCGTTTTTAGAAGCAGAATATCTACAAAGTAAAGCTGAACAAGGTGACGAAACAGCTCAATCTTTAGTTGACCCACAGGATACTGAAATTACAAACGCAACTTTCCGTTATATTCAACGGTATATGCCTTTAGATACAGTAGCTCAAACTTCAATTAGTTTAGATTCGGCACCTTTAAAAACAGTTTCTGAACCAGAACCTCGTTTACAAGTTCCAGGACGTATGGGTAGATCTTTCCCAATACAACTTCCTATAAAAGAAGACAGTACTCAGTATTCTACGCTTACTGAATCCTTGCTTGATGAAGATCAACGTCAGAAAATCGCGTCATTAGGTATAGATCCTAATGTTTATTACCAAGGCGACCAGTCTTTTTATGATAAATTTATACAAGGTTCTGACCCTGTAGATGAAAACTCTCCTTGGAGAGTAAAATCATTTTTCTTTCCTATAAACATTACGCCGTTTGAAGCTGAAAAATTATTAGAAAAAGAATCTCCTAACGCTGAGTTTAGATATATTGATCCTAATAATCAAAGTATGGGACTCGCGATCCGTGATGAAACTACTAATGGTAGATTTGTTCCTTTAAGGCCACAGTTTGGATACGAAAGCGGAGTTGAAGAACTTCTTACAGGTGTCGGCCAAGAAATGGGTGCGATAGTTACTGAAGTCGTAGGTTTAAAAGGACTTGGCAAATTAATTGGCGAAGCTGGAGAACAAGCAGGGAAGTTAGAAAAACTAGGAAGAGGAGCAGGAGTCGCAACTGTTACTGGACTTTCCGCTGGATTTGGTCGTTTTGCACAACTAGCTTACGGCAACGCTAAAGGAATTAACGATATTTCTATAGAGCGTGCTTTTGAAGATGCAGGATTTGCTGCGTTATTGTCTGGAGGTAGTACCGCTGTTGTTGGTGCCGCGTTAGCAACTGCTGGAAAAATTTGGTCTTCAATTACTGGATCAGCTATTCCAGAAGAAATTATAGCTAGGCTTCAAGCACAAATCGCTAAAGTTAAAGCGAAAGGTACAGGGGAAGAGTTCACTTCCGAAGAATTAAGAGATAGAACGAAAGAAGCAGCTTTAGCAGTAAGTGATTCAATAACTGAGTATAAACCAACCGCAGGAGAATTAACTCAAGATGATTTTTTAAAAACTCTTGAGCTAGAACTATTCGCACAATTATCCCCAACCTCTAAAGGTCGTCAAGCCTATAACGATATTGTTACTAACAACTCCAACGCTGCGTTCAATTTTTGGCAAGAACTTACAGAAAATTCTCCAGAATTAAAAGGTATTTCGTATACTGATTTCCGTGAGTTTTTAGCGCAGCAACAAAAAGATTATGCTGATCAAGCTGCCGAAGCTGCGAAAATAAAAATACGAGATATAGAAGAAAGCACTACGATAGACGGAGTTTTACCTGATCAAAATCCTGATCAAATGCTTACAATTGATGAGCTTGGTTCTACTTTTACAAGAGACCAACAATCTGGAGGTTTAATATTTAAACGAAACAGCCCTGAGTTTTTAGCTCAATCTGACGAAGCCTATAACGCAGCTAAAAATACTGTTTCTGATGAAATAACTGCTCTAAGTGGTCTTAAATACGATAGGAAATTAGATTCTACTTCTAGGATTCGTGGTGCGTTTCAGGAAGCATTTAATGCTGGAGAAGATAAAGACGCAATAATGCGTACTTTAGGTGAAGTTGAAGCGTCTGATGTAATCAGAAGTATGATCCCAATGGCTAGAGACGACTCAGGAAACCCTGTAAGTATTTTAAAACAGCTTCTTGGGGTAACTGTTGATGATCAAGGTAAGTTTTTAAAACAAGCAGATCTAACTTTTGGTCAACTAGCTGGTATGCAAAATGCTTTAAACGCTTTATTTATGGAAAGCGGTGATCGAGGAGTTAAAGAAGTTGCTCAAAAACTACGCAATGCTGTCGAAGAACAAATAGACGATTTAATTACCTTTCACGCTAATAAACAATTAGCTGCCGAAGGGATTGACGCTCCTACTGCTAAAGTTTTAGGAGAAAAAGTTCAAGAAATAGCTGGGCCATTAATCGAAGCTCAAAGTAATTTACGGGCGGCTAATGTAGCTATTGAACGTAAATTTATTAGAGACCTAGTTGATAAAGAACCCTCTGAAATAGCTGATTTCGTTTTATCTTCTAGTCCAAAACAAATAACCCAGTTGTTAGATCAGATCTATAATCTTCCTGATTCTATTGTTCGTATGCAAAATTTACGACAGTTAGTTATAGAAAATATGCGTAAATCTATGGGTGGGATGCCTTTAGAAGAACAAAATAAAGCATGGGTTAAATTTATAGAGAAAAACGAAAATCAATTAGCTGCGTTATTTCCTGAAGCTCAGTTTTTAAAAATGAAAGATTTTGGTGATGTACAAAATAAAGCGTTACAAGAAATAAATGAAACTGCAGAAACTTTAGTTGATTTAGAAAAACAACTAGGTAAACCTCCTGCTGAGTTTATAAGTGACTTTTTATTACAAGGACGCAGCTCACGGTTAACAGGTGCTAAAGAACTTTCTCGTAGAGAATTTGGTGAATTAATAAGTAAAAACCCAGAACTACAGCCGTATGTAGCAGCGTTAACAAGAGATTTTTTCCAAAAGAATTTTGAAACAACCCGTACTTCTGGAGACACTATGTTTTCAGAAGGATTAGACGTAAATAGGTTTATTGATTTTGTACAAAGTGGTGTACGAAGCGGTCAAGAAGGTACTTCTGAATTAGGACAAATATTCACACCTTTATTGGGTAAAGAACAAGGCCCGAAATTTGCTAAAAATTTAAGAATAATGGCGCAAATTTTAGACCGTGGTGTTAAGCGCGGGTCGCGGAGTCCTATGTCCCAAGGAACAGCTGCTAATCAAACTATCGACGATTATTTAGAAGAAGCTTCTATTCTACAAAGGTTTACTATTGCTCCCCTTTCGACAACAGGTAGAAAAATAACGGCGGCAGTTTCCGGTTTTCGAGATAGAGCAAAAAGTGATTTGTTAGAAATTTTATCTGATCCTAGTAAACTAGATACTTTATTAAAAGATAGACAAAGAAAGTTATCTCGTCGTGATTTTTATAAATTTTTAAGTGCTTTAGCTGTTTCTCGAGAAGTAGATATCGGCTCTGAAACTAACGAAGACCTTTATGATAGGGCTGTAAAATCATTGGAAGGGCCGACAAAAGGTATTATTGACTTATACTCAAGGATGTTTGACGATGAAGATTAAAGTGTTTGAACCTCCTATGCCTACTTTTGATGATCCCGAACTTATGGCCTCTGGCGGCGAAGTTAAACCTCGTAAAATGGAAGAAGGTGGCGGCACATTTTATGATTACGGGTACGGAACTTACAATCCAGCTACTGGTTATTTTGACCCTACTCCTCAATTTACAGCTCAACAAGCTGCTTTAACGGAAGCAGCAATGGCTACTGGCGGTGAACAAGGTGCCTATGCGGGTTATGGTGGTGGCGGCGGCGGCGGGGAAATGGGTGCGGGAGATACTAATTTTTCCCAAGAATATATTGATTATTTAATAGAGCAAGCTAATCGATCTTCTACTACAGATACTTCAGCCGCTGACGCAGCAGCAGCAGCCGAAGCAGCAGCAGCCGAAGCAGCAGCATCCTTAGCTGAATTTAACGAACGGTTTGCAGGCGGAACATTAACTCCTGAAGAAATACAAAATTTAATTGACCAAGGAATGACTGAAGACCAAGTTCTAACTTTAATTGGTAATTATCAATTAAACGAAGATCAATTAGGTCAGTTATATAATCAAGGTTTATTAACAGAAGAACAAATTGCTCAGATTTTAGGCCTGATAGATGAGGCAACTGACGAAGGTGACATAGTAACTCAAGAAGATGTTGAAGATGCGATTGCTTCTGGAGGATATACTCAAGAAGAAATTGCTGAAATGATCGCGGCTCAAAGTCCCGATTTAAGTGGTTATGCGACTACAGAACAATTAGCTGGGTTAGAAGGACAGTTTCAAAACTTTTTAACACCGGAACAATTAGAAGGTTACGTTACTGCGGATCAATTAGCGGAAGCTACAGCTAACGATTACGATGATGTTATTGAAGGTTTAACTACTCAGTTAAGTGATCTTGAAACTAAATATCAAGATGTAACCGATCAATACGAAGCTGACGCAGTTAACCAACAAATTGCAGATACTAAAGACGAATTAAATTCCTTTTTCGCTGGAGCCGTTAATACTGGGCCACGGACAGGGTCTACTTCTCAATTTAGTTCTGGTACTTCGTTCCTTCCAGGAGGAAGTCCTATGGCGAATCTTATTGGTAGCCAACGAGAAGGAGCAGGACAAGATGCGTTTAATAGTTATTTAAAAACATTTACTCCAAGTTATGCTTCTTACGAAGAACCAAAATCTTTAGACGATTACGCACAAGGATCTAATCCTTTTATGGGCGCACAATATAATAATCCGTTTACAGGGGGTTATAATATGGGCGGTCAAGTTTCTAACGGTATTATGGATCTAACGAACTTTGATACTAACGTACAACCTTTCCAAAATGCTTTTAGACCAAATAAACCGAGAAATTAAAAATGATGCCAATGAATGAAATGCCTAACCGATTAGACGCTCTTAGAGGAAATGCAGAAATGGCAGGAGGCCCACCAGCTATGGGGGGTACACCTCCTCCTCTTCCACCCACAGCTTCTCCTGCCTCTGCTCCTCCTATGGCTCCTCCTATGGAAGAAGATCGTTTATCGTCTTTACTAGGTGGTATGGACGATTCTCCAATGATGCCGGAAGAAGAGATGATGGGCGAGGGTCTAGCTCTTTCTGATGTCGCTACCGGACTTGCTACGGCAGCGGTTGAAACATCTGGAGGAGATATTGCTATGGCACGTGCTTCGTTAATGGAAGCGTTAGCAGAACTAGATGCAATGGAAATGGGTGAGTTACCCGCTTAACCAGTTTTCCCATTTGTCGTCGCCTAAGACTTCTTGGGCGAGGTCAAGTTTATTGCGTAAAGCTGTTACAATTCTTTCATCTATCGTATCTTTAGCTACTAAATCAACATACGTTACGTTGTTTTTCTGGCCGATACGGTGCGCTCTATCTTCAGACTGTAACCTTTTTTCGAGGTCAAAGTTATTTGAATAATAGATTACGTTTTGCGCTTCTGTTAATGTAATCCCGTACCCTCCTGTTTGAGTATTACCTACGAAAAACCGTAGGGGGTGATCAGGGTTTTGGAAATCTTTAATAATACGTTCACGTTCATCGGTACTTGTATCTCCGAAATACGCAGCTACAGAATCTGATCCGAATAACCCTTGTAGAGTTTCAACGATCTCTAGGATATTTTGGCGGTAGTTTGCCCAGATAATTACTTTACCTTGCATTTCACCAATAACTTCAATAAGTTCATCTATCCTGTTATTATCTACAGGAGTTTCTACTCCATCGTCGCTTTTAACATGACCACATACTATCTGATGTAACCTAAGTAATTGAGTGAGTACATTCGTAACACTTAACATTTCTTCGTTTTTCAACAAAGTTATCGCGCTTTCACTTAATTCTTTATAAAGTTTCTTTTGTTCAGCGGTTAGAGTTACTTCTCTTTTAACGTAAACTTTTTCAGGTAGGTCTAAGCAATCGTTTTTTAATACCCTATAAGAGAACGTATCTAGCCTAGCCGTTAATTCTTCTAGGTTCCTATAGCCTACTACCTGTTTAACTGTACGGCCTCCGAAATAGCGATTTACGACTTCTCCGTAATGGTTTTGAAAAGAATAGAACGAGGTATACCCTAATAAACTAGATCCAAGAACCTCGGTTTGACTATACAGATCTAAAGGTGATTGAGTTATAGGTGATCCTGTAAGGATTCTACGGAACGCTGTATTTTTTGATAACTTAACAATAGCCTTGGTTCGTGATGCTTTAGGGTTTTTAATCGTTGTTGATTCATCTACTGCTAATAGAACCTTATGTCCTAGGATAAAATTCTGAGTAAATTTAACACCTTTAGGAGTACTAAATGCTTCTACGTTTATTACGAATATTTTGAGTTTATCTTCGTCTACATTAAATAACTTAACGAGGTCAGCTTTCTCTTTTTTCCTTGGCGCAGGAGACCATACCGCAACGTGGCGGTCTATATAATCCGGCATATGGTCAGGGATCTCTTTCGTAGACCAGTTTTTATAAACACCTTTCGGAGCAATAATAACTACAGCGTTGATCGCGCCTTTACCATAAAGAATACCGATAGTATCTATTAAGACTTTAGACTTACCTGTACCCATCTCCATAAAAAAGCCATACTCTCGTTTGTTCCACGAGCGTTTTAACGCAGTTTTTTGGTGAGCATACGGTTCCGTCTTGAATTCGTATTTCACAGTTGTTCCTTTCTAAGTTCTATAAGTAAGTATATAGAAGTATAGTAGTAAAATAAAGAAATACCGTAAAATCAGGAAGCCTGTTTAATAGATGTAATATATTCTATTAGTTTTACTCTCTCATCAGTTCCTAGGTAAAACGAGAGTTACAGTACTACTCTATTACTTCTATTACTCTATTAGACGTTTCTGTTAATTTTTTTATAAAAAATTTATTTTTAGATATAGGTAATACAGATAATACCTCTTTACTAACGAAAACGGATTAAGGTAAGGTAGCTTTCTATAAAGGAGAAATTAGAAATGACCGTGTATATAGTCCAAGAAGTCCTTGGAAGAAACCTTGTCCCCGCACAAAAGTATGGGGAATTAGTTCCTTTACTCCCTGCTAGGGCTAACTTGATGCTTTCGACTGGGCCTGAAGTAAAAATGCTCAAACGAAAACTAATAGATTTCAATGACGATGATTACCTATTATTAATAGGCGATCCTGCTGCCATTGGATTGTGCTGCGCAATAGCAGCATCCATCAACAGTAAGTTTTCTGTCCTTAAATGGGACAGGCAAGAAATGACTTACTACCCTGTATCGTTCGATATTAGGGGTAATTCAGAAGACTTAGGAGAAGTCCATGTCTGAAGACGATAACATACCGTTGTCCTTTGAGGAACTAACGGGTGCATCCTCTACCGAGGAATGGAACGAAACGACACTCGATAGCGAGTACGCAAAAATTACTGAAAAAGCCATCGCCTTACAAAAATTGCAAGAAGATGTAAAAACACTGGAACACGCTTTAAAAGAAACGAAGGAAAAACTTCGTATTGTTGAAGAGCAAGAACTTCCAGAAGCTATGCAAGCCGCGAATCTACAAGAAATAAAACTTACTAATGGAGCAAAGATAACAATGTCTCAGTTCTATAAAGGTTCTATATCTGAAAAGCACCGCGAAAAAGCACATGAATGGCTTTTAAGTAACAACCACGGCGGCATTATTAAGCACGAAGTATCTTTAAAGTTCGGTAAGGACGAAGGAGAAAAAGCTAATGACGCAGTGCAAAGTCTTAAACAGAAAGGGTTAGACCCTGCTGTTAAAGAAAGTGTTCATCCGCAAACGCTAAATGCATTTGTAAGAGAACAATTGACGAGTGGGAAAGATCTTCCTGCTGATTTATTCGGGGTCTACGTCGGATCTCGCGCCAAACTAAAATAGAGGTAACTCCAATGGCTGATAAGAAAGTAGCTGAAGTATCATCTTCAGATGTAATCCCTTTTGATGACGATATGTTATCCCAAGGAACAGGGTTAGAAGAAGCGACAGCAGATGATTATGCGATTCCGTTTTTACGCATATTACAATCTATGTCCCCGCAACTTAAAAAGAGTGACGGTAAATTTATTGCTGGTGCAGAAGAAGGTAGCTTCTTTAATACTGTAAGCAACGATGTTTTCGACGGCAACGAAGGCGTTAAAATTATTCCATGTGCGTATAAGAAAAAGTATATCGAATGGATTACGCGTGAAAACGGCGGCGGTTTTGTAGACGATACTCACCCTGCTAGTATTTTAAAAGAATGTACTAAAGACGATAAAGGTCGTTTTATTCTAAAGAACGGCAACCAAATTGCTGAAACAGCAGAGTATTACTGTATTCTAGTAGAAAACGAAAACGCTCCTGAACAGGTATTGTTAAGTTTAACGAGTTCACAACTAGGGTTTTCTCGACGTTGGAATACGATGTTAAACAATGCTCGCGTACAAAATGCGAAAGGAGAATCAGTAGCCGCTCCGATGTTTTCGTTCATTTATAACCTAACTACGATAACTCAATCTAACGACCAGTATAGCTGGATGGGTTTATCGGTAGAAAAAGCTCGACCTACCCCGATGCCATTAGCTATGGCTGCACTTGATTTTATGAAAGCTGCCCGAGCAGGGACAGTAGAAGTAAAACAAGAGCAAGAGGGAGCCGAATCTTCTAGCAAACCAATAGTAGAAGCAGCTGATGTTTTAGAAGGTGAAGAGATACCGTTTTAGTATATTAAGGGTGAGCAATGTCGTTAGAAGAGCAGTTTGCCACCCGTTTCGCGGGGTTAAGACATGGATATAGTGTCTTTACCCCGACGAAAGAAACGCGGGAAGATGGTAAAGCGAAAGGGAAATACATAACAATATCACAAACTCTAAACCAGAAAGAACTATACGGTATCTGGGCAGAGCATTTGAAAGGAGAAAGAAGTCTCGGTATCGTACCGATAGATGAAAACAATATGTGTGTTTGGGGGTCTATAGATATAGATGATTACCCCTTAGATTTAAAAGGTTTATCTAAAAAGATTAAAAAGTTCAAACTACCGTTGGTAGTTACCCGTTCTAAAAGCGGGGGTGCTCATATCTTCTTATTCGTTTTTGACCCTGTTGCGTGCTCTACGATGCAGAGGAAATTACGACAGATTTCTGCAGCTATTGGTTTCGGTCAATCTGAGATATTCCCTAAGCAAACCAAACTCTTATTGGAGCGCGGGGATAGAGGTAGTCCGTTACAGATGCCTTATTTCGGAGGAGAAGATTCTACTAGTTACGCTTTCGGAGCGTCAGGTAATGTCCTAACTCCAGAAGAGTTTTTAGAGTATTGCGATACGTTAGTTCTTACTGAGGAAGAATTAGATAAGTTAGAAGTAACTCCGATTATAGAAGATTCGGAATGGCTATCTCATTCGCCACCTTGTTTAGAACACCTGATCGCTCAGGGGTTTCCGAAAGGTATGCGTAATTCAGGGTTATTTAACGTAGGTGTATTCTTACGCAAAAAGTTCCCTGACGATTGGGAGTCTAGGGTTGAGCAGATAAACCATAAACATTTTAATCCACCGTTAAGTGCACAAGAAGTATTAACAGTTTCTAAGCAGGTTCAGAAAAAAGATTACTTTTATAAATGTAACGATCAGCCGATAGCTGGGCATTGTAATAGCCCGTTATGTCGGACTAGAAAGTTCGGTATTGGAGCTTCTGGAGGTACACCGTTATTTAGTAACCTTACTAAACAGAACAGTGATCCCCCGATATGGTTCTTAGATGTCGAAGGCGGTAGGTTAGAACTAGAAACAGAAGAGCTGTTAAACCAAACACGGTTCCAGAAAAAGTGTATGGATAGTTTGAACCTTATCCCACCGAAAGTACGGGATAACGTATGGCGCACAATTATTCAGCAATTACTTGATACCCTGACTATTATTGAAGTACCTAAAGATGCTTCGACTGAAGGTCATTTTAACGAGTTACTTGAAACATTTTGTACTGAACGACCAGCTAGAGAGCGTGACGAGCTATTACTTGGGAAACCGTGGACAGATAAAGACAGGACATATTTCAGGTTAGCAGATCTTATGGATTTCTTACACCGTAAGAATTTTAGAGATTACCCTAGAAATAAGTTAAGTGCGAAATTAAAGAATATGGGCGGGGAAGCGCATTTCTTTAACATTAAGGGTAAAGGCGCAAACGTCTGGCATATACCAGAGTTCCAAGCGCAAAGCGAATCGCACACCTTGCCTGAATTTAACGATAGTCCGTTATGACATTAAAAGCAGGAGCACAGATAATCCTTGGGCCTCCAGGAACGGGTAAAACCAGTACGCTATTAGGTTTATTAGAAGAAGAATTAGATCGGGGGACTTGCCCAGAAGATATTGGGTTTTTTACTTTTACTAAACAAGCAGTACAAGAAGGCAAAAGCAGAGCGATGTCGAGGTTCTCGATAACAAAAACACAGTTACCGTATTTTAGAACATTACATTCACTTTGTTTTTTCCAATTAGGTCTATCGAAAGATAGTGTTATGGGTTCAAGAGATATTGGTGAGTTAAACCAAAAGTTGAACCTACGACTTACCGGATCTGTAAATTCAGAAGAAGGCCATATCTCTAGTATATCGAAAGACGACAAACTGTTGTTTATCGAAAACTTAGCTCGGATGAGACAGATAAGTTTAGAGTCTCAATGGCACGATGCCGACGATGCCGTTGGTTGGTTTGAATTAGAGAGATTTTCTAACGGATTAAAACTGTTTAAAAAAGATAGATTACTTATCGACTATACCGATATGTTGCAGTTGTTTTTAGATCGAGGCCGCGCACCTAAATTAGATGTAATGTTCGTTGACGAAGCACAGGATCTATCACCTTTGCAATGGGCGGTTGTTAGAAAGCTATGTGAATCAGCAGATAGGATTTATATCGCAGGTGACGATGACCAAGCTATTTATAGATGGGCTGGAGCAGACGTTGATTATTTGATTCGTAATTCTAAAGATGCGATGATATTAAAACAATCTTATAGAATCCCTTCTTCTGTACATACGATCGCGCAGCAGTGTATAGGACAAGTAGCTTCGAGAATCCATAAAGTTTGGGAACCTAGAAAAGAAGTAGGTCATGTTTCGTGGGAACCGTCTTACGAATCAATAGATATGGAACACGGACAGTGGTTGGTATTAGCTAGGACTAATTACTTACTAAACGGGATCGAAGAACACTGTAGATCTGAAGGTTGGTTTTATAAAAGTAAAAATAGAACCAGTGTTTCGGAGAAAAAAGTAAAAGCAGTTAAGGATTGGGAAACGCTGCGCAAGGGGGGCGTTATACCGATCATTGATCTTACCAAAGTCCTTCTTTATATGAAGATACCTGTACCTATCTCCCTAGAAAGAACCGACTTTGATAGTAATGTTTCTTTCGAACAAGCTCAGGGTTACGTCCCAAGTTTAAAGAAAGAATATTGGTACGATTTATTCGAAGGAATCCCAGTTTCTGAGCGAAGTTATATTAGAGCGATGCTTAGACGCGGAGAAAAAATTACAAAAGACCCTCGGATTAAACTTTCTACTATCCACGCTGCTAAAGGTGGTGAAGCAGATAACGTAATTTTATTAACAGATATATCTAACCGGATATATAAATCATATCAACAAAACCCTGATGATGAATCGCGGGTGTTTTATGTTGGGTTAACTAGAGCAAAGGAGAACTTGTTTTTAATTGAGCCGCAAACTCAAAAATATTTCCCACTTTAGTCCTTTACTTTGGTAAAGTAGTAAGGTAAAGTAGTAAAACCTAGAAAGGAGAAAATAATGAACATCTTTGTAACTGATCCGTGCCCTATACAAAGTGCACAAGAACAGTGTGATAAACACGTTGTTAAAATGATATTAGAGTCTGCTCAAATGTTATCTACCGCGTGGCGAGTATTTGATGATAAAGCTGCTGAAAATGCAGGAATGTATAAACAGGCTTATTTAAACCATCCGTGTACGGTATGGGCTAGAGAAGCTCAAGAAAACTATATCTGGCTATATAACCATTTCGATGCGCTATGTACCGAATATACAGAACGCTATAACAAAAACCACGCTTCCTCAAGATTACTAGCCGCATTGTTCTGGACTCCGTTTGCACCTGAAAAACAAATAGATTTTAAAAAACAACCAGAACGCTTTGCATTAGCAATGCCTGATGAATATAAAACAGAAAATGTTTACGATTCGTACCGTAACTATCTCATTAACGAGAAAAGTTACTTTGCTAAATGGGATAAAAATCCTTCAAGAAAACCAACATGGTGGAATAATTAATGGCCTCTATAAGAAAGAAGCTCGACGAAAATGTCAACGACAGTAAAAATACCCGTATGGATATTGCCAGCGGTAATATGCTAGGTAACTGGCGTCCTGACGAAATTACTCACATGACCCGCTACGATAAAATATCGTCGTTATGTATTGAACTAGCTAAACAGCTAGGCAGACCTATCGACGTACTCGAAGCAGGGTGCGGAGAAATCTGGGTTCTTAGGAATCTCTATAAAGCCTATACCGTTAAAAAGTCCGATGTTATTCGTTCGTATCGCGGCGTAGATATTGACCCTGCGTGTCTCAATGAAAAGTCAGGTTATAGCAGCCCTACTGGATTTGTACCAGATTCAACTTGGTTCGCTAATTTTAACGGTCAGATTGATATTCAAGATTTAACGACTAACCCTATCTTTGATATGCCCGATAACTCTGTAGACTTTTTCTGGACTACTGAAGTAATCGAACATATGGGTAGCGAGTTTATTTCAGCGTGGTTAGATGATGCGAATAGAGTTTTACGTCCAGGAGGCTTGATTTATGTTTCCACGCCTAACCACGACGGTTCTAACGATAAGCTACCTGAAGACCACGTTTACGAATGGGGTTTCGATGAACTTAAAAAAGAACTTACTAAAGCAGAACGACAGTGGTATTTGCAATCAGTAGTAGGAACTTTTTGCCAGATGCCTAAACTCCGAGCAGCAATGCAAAAGGATAAAGATGCTGGTACAGAGCGTTGGACTTTCGATCAGTTCAATTTACTACAAGAACGATATGGTAAACAGTTTTTGCGAGTAACGGCGGCAACCTTCTTTCCAGAAGTATCTAATAACTGCGCATGGATATTGAGAAAGAAACCGTGAATCGTTTTATTCCCGAAGAACTAGATCGCTATACCTATTGGATAGAAGAGCGTGAGCGTATTCGGCATTTAAAGGAAGAGCTTAAACAAGACCCTCCTTGGACAGAAGACCCGATTCTTAAAGAGTTTAAGTTTTGTCAGGTTTTTCGAGAAGACGATAGAACAACTCGGTGGTTCCGCACACATATGCGAGAACCATTAAGGAATAGTCCTGATGTTTTTATGGCGACGATAGCTTTCCGTTTCTTTAATCTTATTGAAACAGGTAGAACGCTACTCGATAACAATTTACATATCGAATGGGATCGACCGAAAGCTATTGAAGAAATAAAGAAAAACCCTAAATGGATTACAGGGGCATACATTGTTAAAAGTCCTAATCGTATGGATAAGGTAACAGGCGTAACAGAATGTGTATCCCATCTCTGGGATGATAGGGAAAACATTATTAAACAACTTGAATCGTTTACTACGTTAGAAGAAGCATGGCGGTTTTTAATGCAGTACCCGTATATCGGGCCATTCGTTTCTTACGAAATGGTTACAGATCTCAGACATACATACCTGTTAGAAAACGCAACAGATATATGTAGTTGGGGTAATCCAGGACCAGGAGCGATGAGAGGGTTAAACAGGCTAACAGGTAGGCCGTTAGAATTTTGTAAACGATCTTGGGACTGGCATAGCGAAATGCTAGACCTGTACGATTGGTGCTCGCAAAAACTAGACCTTAGTAAACTTAATTACCCGTTTGAAATGAGAGAAGTAGAAGGCGGGTTATGTGAGTTTGATAAATACTCTCGTATTTTAAAAGGCCAAGGTCGGACACGAAGCGTATACAACTATTCAGAAAGAAACCGTCCTTTAATCGAGGACATAGAGAATGGAGAAAGTAGATGGGAAAATTAAAAGAGTTACTCGTAGATTTAGATGAAAACCATACTGACTTTGTAATGGAGCATTATGGAATATTTCTACAAAACTGTATGAAAAACAAAGAAATGCCAAATACATGGGAAGATGCAATAAACGCGATTCATTGGGCTGCATTGTTTAACGGCAATGAGTTAGGTCGATTACAGATTCAGTACATTCTTACACAACAAACGGAGAGTCTTTATGAAAGTGATTAGTGCAGTTAACGTAAACGACGCGTTAGCTAAAGGCGTTGATTTATTCAATAGTCCAATTAATTACAGGACGCAGGAAAGTCGTAATGGAACGACGATGGAAGCATTGTCTCCTGTAACTACAGTGTATAAAAAACCTTGGCAACGAGTGTTGTTTAATCAAGAACGAGACGCTAACCCTTTCTTTCATTTATATGAATCAATATGGATGTTAGCAGGATCACAAGATTTAAAAAAACTAACGCATTTTAACGCAGGAATGGCTAACTTTTCTGACGATGAGGAAACTTTAAACGGATCATATGGATACCGTTGGAGACGACAGTTCGGTTACGACCAAATACCCCGTGTTGTAAATATGTTAAAAAACGACCCCGATTCTCGCAGGGTAGTTCTTCAAATGTGGGATGGGGTTTTAGATTTAGATAGTAGTAGCAAAGACATCCCGTGTAATACAAACATCTATTTTAAAGTTCGAGATAATAAATTACAGATGACCGTTTGTAATCGATCGAACGATATGATCTGGGGAGCGTATGGAGCTAACGCAGTTCATATGTCAGTATTACAGGAATATGTAGCCGCGAGTTTAAGCGTAGAAATGGGGCCGTATTATCAAGTAAGTGATAGTTTCCATGTCTACCAAAATAAAGAATGGGATAAAGTTAAACACTTAACCAGCGACCCGTTCAATACGTTATATAACCAAGCGATCTACCCTGACGAACATTATCCGTTATGTAGCGACCCAGGAAACTTCATATCTGATTGCCAAAACTTTATAGAAGCAGCAGTTCCCCCTAGATATATGGCAGGTAATCCTGAATTAGTAGAAACATGGCCAGCGATATACGGGGGGTATAAAAACTATTTCTTCCCAGAAGTTTTAATACCTATGGTACAAGCCTATTTAGCACATAAGGATCGAAAGTATGAAAAGTGTTACGACTTTCTTGCACAAATTAAAGCTGAAGATTGGCAACAAGCCTGTGTCCAGTGGATTAAAAAACGAGAAGCTAATTGGAGAAAGAAAAATGCCTCTTGATATTAAATGGACTGAGATGAAAAACATTGCTCAGGAGGATATTGTAAGCCTGATCGACTCAGAAAAATCTTACGGAGATTCGTGGAAACGTAGAGGCGGTACAGGTGCTTTTATGATGTTAGCTCGGAAATTCGATAGGATCGAACAACAAGCAGAATCTTGTAACTTCGATGTATTTAAAGCTGGGGAAAAATACGACGGAGACGACGGTATCCTCGACGATATTGGAGACCTTCGTAGGTATCTATATTTAGTCGAGCACCATATTCGTTATGCAATAGGCGAAGAGTTATCTAGTTATTCGGAGGAAGAAAATAATGCAGATCCCTCTGATCCAACCTGAAAGCGATTGGATAGCTCCGCAGGTTTTACCTCGGTTCGATCCATATGAAACATTAGCGGTCGACTTAGAAACGTATGACCCTAATTTGATTAACCGTGGGCCAGGATGGGCTACAGGTGACGGTCACATTGTTGGGATAGCTATCGCTTCTGATACATGGTCAGGGTATTTACCAATACGGCACGAGAACGGCGGCAATCTTGAAGAGGAGATTGTTTTACGTTGGTTAAAAAGAACCTTTGAAAATCATAAAGGTACGATGGTTTTCCATAATTCACTTTACGATGTTGGTTGGTTAAAGCGTGAAGGTGTCAATCTTACTTGCCCTTTACGAGATACGATGTTTGCAGCCCCGTTACTAGATGAAAATAGACGATCATATTCGTTAAATAATTTAGGTAAGGATTTACTAGCTGAAGAAAAAGACGAAACACTGCTCGAGATGGCAGCTAAAACGTGGGGCGTTAACGCAAAGAGCGGGATGTACGCGCTCCCAGCTAAGTATGTAGGGCCGTATGCGGAACAGGACGCAGTTCTAACCTTAAAGCTCTGGAAGCTCCTCAGTAAGCGTATAGAAGCCGAAGGGCTACAGAAAATATTCGATTTAGAATGCGACCTTATACCGTTATTGATCGAGATGAGATGGCGCGGCGTTAGGATCGACACTAATCGAGCAGAGCAAGCCTCGGAACAATTATCTAAAAAAGAGCAGCAGCTATTAGTAGAAATTAAACGAAGGTTCGGGATTAGTGTAGATATTTGGGCAAGTGCTTCGATACAAAAAGCATTCGACGCTAACGATATTTGGTATCCACATACCGAAAAAGGATCTCCTAGCTTCCAAGGCCCGTGGCTAGAGTCTCACGAACACGATCTACCGAAAATGATTGTAGAAGCTCGGAGGATTAATAAAGCTCGGACTACGTTTATCGAAGGAGCGATACTACAGTATTCCCATAACGGTCGGATCCACGCTGAAGCGCACCCACTTAAAAATGACGGCGGCGGGACAGTAACAGGTCGATTTAGTTATTCAAACCCTAATTTACAACAGATCCCTGCTCGAGACCCTGAGATCGGAAAGATGATCCGATCATTATTTATACCGGAAGAAGGCGCATCTTGGGGAGTATTCGATTACTCGCAACAAGAACCTAGGATTACGGTACATTATTCTGCGTTACTCGGATTACGAGGAGCAGCAGACGCTGTTAACGCTTATTCTAACGAAGGCGCAGATTTCCACCAGATCGTAGCAGATATGGCAGGGATACCTCGGAAACAAGCTAAGAATATAAACCTCGGACTAACCTACGGAATGGGACAGAAAAAACTAATTACTGAATTAGGACTCGATCCAGACGAAGCGTTAAAACTTCTAAATACATACCATGCAAGAGTACCTTTTATTAAAGGGATTCAAGATATGTGTTCTCGAATGGGAGAACAGCGAGGATATATAACAACATTAGGCGGTCGGAAATGTCATTTCGATCTATGGGAACCAGTCGGATATTTACACGGCGAAAAACATACTCCTTTGCCAGAGCAGGAAGCGCGAGAAAAGTATGGCGATAATTTAAAACGATCGTTTACATACAAAGCTCTTAACAAACTAATCCAAGGTTCCGCAGCTGATATGACTAAACTAGCTATGAGAGATCTCTGGAAAGAAGGAATGGTTCCGCATATAGGTATTCACGATGAACTAGATTATTCGATCTTTAATAAAGAGCAGTCGGATATGGTGATCGATCGAATGGTTAACTGCGTAGATTTAAAAGTCCCGTTAGTTGTAGATTATGAAACAGGAATAAATTGGGGTGAAGCAAAGTAATGAAAATTAAAAGTCTTAGTAAACAAGAGATCGAGAATTATGAAAAGATCTATAAAGAGATAGTTACCCTGTATAGCTCAGGTACGATGACTATGAAAGAGATCGGAGAGAAGTTCGATATTACTAAACAAAGAGTTTGGCAAATAATTACTAAAATGGAAAAAGGGCAGGGAGACTATTATTATGAACACAGAAACAAATAACCCAGAACTCGAATGGCTTAAATTCGAAAGTGATGATGAAGAAACACAATTAGTATTCAGTACGATGCACGAATGGTTAGAAGAGCTTAGAGGAGAAGGCAAAGTCGATATGATGGATACATATAAAGCTATGATGTTCGTCGGATTGACGAACTTAGTTTATCTTCAAAATTATACAAAACCAGAGATCGATGAAGTAATGGAAATTCTTAAAAACAACACGTTTGAATTACTCGAGATGTTCGGGGATCGAGAAGGTATTTTCGATTTCCTTGCTAATAAAGAAGAGCCTTTACAGCACTGAAATGCCAAAAGAAGCTGCTCTTTGGAGTTTAGTTAAACAACACCTACCGAAAGATGCTCATTTCCAACGGATCGAGACTGGTGGGACGGGTCGGGGAGTCCCCGACGTAAACTATTGCCAGCAAGGGAAAGAAGTTTGGATCGAGTTAAAATCAGTTAGCGGATTAAAATCTGAAGTTAGCCCTTTCCAAATAGCATGGCTATATAACAGAGTTAAAAGCGGAGGGAATTGTTTCGTTTTAATTAGGAAAGTTAATAGCAAAGAAAAGGAGATAAAACTTTTTGATGTAAACGGAATGACTTTAAAAGAATTAGGAGAGTTTAATTGGAAAAGCGAATCTGCGTTTACTCTACGCCCTCCTTACGAATGGGACGCGCTCTTTAAATTCATTTTAAATTCTACGCTATAGTGCTTTACTATCGTTTTATCGGCGGTTAACCTATTAAAAGTAGCGCGGTGACAGCGTTACGACAAACTTAGAAAGTAGAAATAACTAAAGGAGACTACCCATGGTAGCAGCAGTAGAAAGTATGGCTTGGACAGGCCAAGTTCCGTGGCACGGCGAAGGTGTCGAAGTTAACGGAAACCTAACCCCGTATGAAATGATGGTAGCCGCTGGCCTCGATTGGACAGTAAGTAAACGTCCAACGTGGACATCGTCGAAACCTATTGACGATTACGAAAAAGACGCTGACGGTAATATCGAACTTGAACTTTTAGAAGACCCTAATCGTTTTACTATAGTACGCGATACCGACAACGCGATTCTTTCGTCATGTGGCGCAGGTTACAAACCCATCCAAAACGAACGTATATTCGATTTCTTTACGAAATTTGCTAAAGAAGCGAACGTGAGTATGGAAACGGCGGGTAGCTTACGCGGTGGTAAAGATGTGTGGGCGTTAGCGAAGTTAAACGAGTCGTTTGAACTTCCAGGAGGTGACGAAATTAACGGTTACTTCTTGTTTAGACAGCCTCACGAAGCTGGCCACGCTATGATAATACGCGATACCGAAATACGAGTTGTATGTAATAACACATTGCAGTTTGCATTAGGTAAAGCGTCTCGCGGTGAGTTCCGTATGACACATACTACAGAGTTTACCGACGATATCGCTAAAAAAGCAGCCGAAGCGTTAGGCTTAATTAAAGAGTCTAACTTTGAATTCCAACAAGCCGCACAGTTACTAGCTTCTAAGAAAGCTAAACACGGTAGCGTGTTAGAATTTATTACCCGCCTTAACCAACCAGACCTGTACGAAGAACAGCTTGAACATATCCGGTTGTTAGAAGAAGGTAAAAAGGTTGGCGATATGTTCCCGTTACGAGATCAGTTTACAAAGTATTCTGAGTTAACGCTACGCGCCTTAGAAGAGTCTCCAGGAGCGACCCTAAAGTCCTCTAAGGGAACGTGGTGGGGTGCACTTAACGCAGTTACCTTCGTAGAAGACCACCAGCGTACCGGCTCTAATAGAGCGTATAACGCGATGTTCGGAGAAAGCTCTAAACGTAAAGCTAAAGCATTAAACCTAGCAATTGAATATGCAGAGGCGGCGTAATGGGAGTAGTTGTAAAGTTAGGAAATTCAGTAGTTGTTGATCAAGAATTTATTAGCGAAGTATGGTGTTTATTACACGAGCTTTCTGATAAATCGTTTTTAGATCGACCGCTAACTGATTTCCAAGAGTCGCAAGAAAACGCGAGATTAATTTCTCGCCTTCTTGCAGCAAAGATGGCGCAGCAAAACTGCGCTTTATCTGAAAGTATCCAATCTTCAGGGTATTTACCTGAATTTATTACTGCAACACAAGGAGATAGTAATGTCGAATGACCCGTGGGCTGATTTTAAGCCCGATATAGACGTACCAGTACCAACTGATACTAGAAATAGTACCAGTTACCCGTGGCATAAGTTCGAAGTAAACAATTCGTTCTTTTTCGCACCAGATAAAGGTGATATAGAAGATACGTCGAAAAGGTTAAAGAATCGTCTTGACCAATCGACTCGGACGTTTGCTAAAAAACAAGATCCGGCTTGGAAATTTACTTGCCGTGTTAAATTAGAGAACGATATCAGCGGCGTGCGAGTCTGGAGAGTAGAATGAAAGTAACTATCGAAGAAATTCTTGCATTAGAATCAGAAATAGCGATTATCTCGATGAATTTATCAAGATTAGCCGCTAAATCTGAATTTTTAAGCGAAAAACTTGTCAAACTGTTAGAAAATAACGGCGTAGACATTTTCGATACAGGTGAGCCGACTTCGGCTTATGTCAACCAAGACCGTTAAGTCTATATACTGCTTTACTTTCGCGTTAGTCTTTAGTAAAGTAGTATTTGTTGGTTATAACCAACTAGAAAGTAGAAAACCATAGAAAGGAGAACGAAATGGCAGCAGCCAAAAAGACATCAGCGACAGCTGTTACGAAAACGACCGCCTCAGCAGTAAAAGTTAAGGCGTCTGTAGCAAAAATTACTGTAAAAGCACCACAACCAGCAGTTCGTGGTCGCATTGCGCAGAAATTTAAGTACACCGGCAAGGAATTGTCCGGTACGAAGGTTAAAACCCCACAGTTCGTGGCGTTAGTTATTTCGATACAAGATATCGAAGATAAATCATTTAACCGAGATAGCTTCGTTATGCAACAAGTTGTTGATTTAGGCGTTGAGGAAGGGCATATCAGTATGCCTAATACCAAAAACCCTGAAAAACAGAAAAAGCGTATCGTAGCTTGCTACAAGAAAACCCTCGTAGATGAAGGGTTTATCGTTGAAGTTAAATAATATAGCGGGGGCGAAAGCCCCCATAACTTTCAGGAGAAAGTAGAATGAAAAATATAGCCCCAATGCCTAGAAAAGCGGCGACACGGACGTATGTGCTTTGTAAAGCGTTAGATAATCTCGGAGGTAGCGCGAGTTTTACAGCGTTACATAAAGAAACATTAAGAATCTGGAGTGATTATTTACAGTATGTTAAACCACGTAAAACAGAATTGTTTAAAAAGATGATTCAAACTTCTTGTATTTCTCCAGGATATTTTGCGTCAGGGAAAAGAGGTTCGCCAGTAAAAAACTATACTTTCGCACCATACGAAGAGTATGCGAAAAAAGTGAGCAAAGCGTCAGTTGCAAGATCGATATATACCTATCAAAAAATAGAAGATGGCGAAATAAACGCATCTGAAAAAACTATAGCGAAACTCGAAAGGGTAATTAACGATCCTATGTCTCAATTACCTCCTCCCAGAGTTGTTCCATCTACTGCAGAACGCACAGAAAAAGTAATCAAAAAAGCAGCAGCTACTATAGAACGGATAGAAAAACCTGACCCAGAAAAAGCAACTAATATGGACGAGCTACAAAGGAATTTAGAAAAGCTCCTAGAACGACAAGGCGCAACCGTTAATATTCCTGTTACGAAGCTAGAAATAGGTATATGGCCAGCGATTACCGGAGCAGTAATTATTACCGGATTATTAGTTGCAGCGATTACCGCTATGGCGTTTGGTGGGGCTTAGTGCTTTACTATGCTAAAAGTCGCGGGTACTATTTATAAATAGGCGCTACCCGCGCTTCCATAGAAAGGAGAAAGATATGATGACCTCAAATACATTAGACCATTTTCTTGAAGGAGCTTACGGTGCTTCGACGTATAGCAGATATACCGAAGACCCTAACGAAGTTATAACAGCAGTTATCTACGAAGGTGTTGAAAAAGAGTATTCTAAAGAGTTTCGTAGTAAGTTTAATACCGAACAAGACTTTTTAGAAGACGTATTTAAAGACTTTTATGACGAACAAACTGATCAATTAGACGCAATACAAGAATCGCTTCCAGCTGAAATACAGCTTTGTTATAACGATGATTGTAGATCCTGGAAAGCTCAGGGAGAAGTAAAAGGTTACGCAACAATAGATTGTTTAAATTGTGACCAACATAAAGTCCTTTATAAACAAATGCCAGAAATCACAACGAGTATGTGGATACGCTTACAAGATGAAGTATGGTCTAAATAAACAAGGAGGGCATAATACTCAGGCGGCTGGTAGCGTCAGGGGGGTTTCCTGCTGACGGGAGGAGTATGGGAGTTTACATACTCTATCAACCTCGTTAGTTAACTAGAGAAAGAGGTTTAATGAAGTGCGATCCTCCGATGTTTGAATATAATCGCCAATTAAACCATCTACCAGACTTATTTTTATTAGAAAGGAGAACGATATGACAGTAGATATTAGAGAGCAGTTACTTGAAAAAGTAGAAGAAGGCTTGATCGATAAAGACGGTTTGATTTTAAGAATGGTTGCATATATGTCTACAAACGACGTAAAAGATATGTTGCAATGCAACGAAATGCTCGACACTGTAATACCCCCAGAAATTTTACGGAACTTTTATTTTGATTCCGGACACGGCTGGTTAGAAGTTACATATGAAGAACTAATTGACCTCGGCATTGCAAAACGTATAACTAATTGGAGTTATCGAGACGGCGAAAAAGTTTATCTCGAAGAAGATATCGACGTTGGTACTTATATCGACGCTGTAAAAGAACAACGAGGTTTAGTTGTTACAGTTAAAAACTTAAATGTTGCAGACAACCCTCTTAGAAACCCTGAAGATAGGGTAGACCCACGAAAACTAGAGCGGTTTTATGCAAACGAAACTTGTGTATTGTGTGACGGCGATATCGAAATACAAAAAACCCCCGAAGGTAAAGTATTTTGGACTAAAGGCCATAACCCTAGCCCCCTAGCAGAAGAAGGCGGCTGTTGTGCAACGTGTAACGCAGTTAGAGTTATCCCTGAACGATTAAAACAAGCTGGTTATCACCAGCTTTAGGAGGTTCAATGAATATTGATCGAGCAAGAGAACTCGACGATGCTAAACGTATCGAAGAAATAGAAGGAGGGGATATATTCCCCCCCTGTAACGAATGCGGAGCAGAATCGAAACAAATAACCGATATCGACGAAGATACAAACCAACCGTATCTCGTTCATCTCGATTGTAGACGATGTGACGCGATACAAAGCGTCGAGCATTTTTTACAACACTCACTTGGCCTTGACCACGAAATTATTATTAACGATAACGATGATAAATTCGTTGTCGAAATTTACGGGTTAAACCGATGAGTACGATAAGTCGGCAGAGTTTAGAAACTCTGCTGGTTTTAGCTGAAAATGCCGAAAGTACTAAGGCATTTGAAGAACTATCCGCCGTACTTGAAGAAATACGCACCGAAGAAGAACGCCAGAAATTAAGTAACACTAGATGGTTTCTTGGTTTACTCTTCGGTACTCGGGTTTAGTGCTTTACTATCGGCGTAATCCTTAGTAAAGTACTAATAACGCCGCGCTTACGGGCGCGGATTTTAAACTAGAAAGAGAGAATGTTATGAATCATCAGTTTGATGCACACGATACAGAGTATCGAGTAATACGAGAGCAGTTCGAGCATATTGGCTTTAGTAGCCATTTAGCGCGTAGGTTACACGACCTTATGAAAGATGCCCACGTAGAATTACTTACGATAGGCGGTTCAATACCTAACGAAGCGATTGACCAGTTCCCTGAAATTGTTACGTTAGCGAAAACTTACGCAGCGTGGAATTTACGCGCTGACCCTATCCCTGACCGCGTAGCTTACCGCTCCGATGCAGCCGCTAACCACGCGCTGATCGACGACCAAATACATATCGAACGTACTACCGCGTTACGCGATCGGTTGATAGTAGAAAAGCACCAAGCACACGATTGGGATGTTAGAGAAAAGCATTTAGGTCACCACATTCACGAGCTTACTTACGATATGACAGTATTGCTAGATAAAGTAAAAGTAACCCCCGCTAGATTATCCGTCGACGATATCGACGATGATCGATGCGAGTCTGATTACGCCGACGAGTACCACCAAGGTGCCTAAGCGTTATAAACCACTAGGTCGCGGTCGAGTTTATACTCGACCCTTCCGAGAGATATCGACTGTCCCTCGGATCGACGACCATCGAGAAAAGTACCCGTCTCGACCTGTAACGATGGATTGCACTAGTAAACGCGAGTCGCGTCCAGCGGTTAACGTAACGATTGCCCCAGCGTATAACAAAGGCGCGTACCAAGTTATTCCCCATTCAGATATCAAACATATAGGAAGATAATATGAGAAATGAAACAGGCTGGACACCTAGCGATGTAGCGCGTAGCAAAATCTTAACAGATTTGAATACCGATATATGCGTCGCAGCTAACGCATTTGAATTTAGTGATGCGTTTGAAAAACAAACACTTAAATGCCAAATAACAATTTATAAACAATTACGATCTCGCTGGAACCACGACGACTCAGGAACAGTGGACCGACTCGAAGAAGAACTATTCCCCGCTTAGTGCTTTACCGTCGCGTAATCGCGTTTTATAATAGCCTTTACCGCGCCGCCTACGGGCGCGGGATTTTTAACCATTAGAAAGATAGAAAGGAACGAAAAATGCAAAATATCCAAATAGAAAACCTATTAGATTATTTTACCGAAAACGATAACTGGGAAGAATTAAGTTACCCAGGATCTGAAGAGATTCAGCATTTTAAGAAAGGTGCTTATAAAGTTAATTCGAACGAACTACCCGATTATGAAGAACTATACGAGTTACTCGAAAAAGATTTACGGGTAACAGATTTAGAAAAACATAAGTTCGAAACAGTAGTTAACGAAATATGGATTTTTAAGATTGACGTAGGGAACGGAGAACCTATTAGAGTTTACCAGATTGACGTATGGACTTACCACGATGTGACCCCTTACGAAATACGCCGATGGGATATCGGATTGATAGGCTGCTAGATTTACCGCCCCTACGGGGGCGTTTACTTAGAAAGGAGAATTTATGACTAACGTATTAGCTATACGAACAGACGGCTACTCGAAAAACCTAGATAAAACTAGGATCGATAACGCCAAAATGATGTCGACTGGCCCGTGGAACGTAAACCCCAAACGACTGATCGACAACCAATGCTGGATTGTACTTTACCGAAACAACTACCCTGACGTGATTGCCACGATTAGAAAACCATGGTGGGTCGAGCCGATTAATAATAGATACCTGATACAGCTGCACTTTAATTACGCTACGACGGTACGCGACGATTTGCGATACGACTGTGAACCGTGGAACGGGAAACGCAATCCGATGTATTACACAACATTCGAAAAGATCTTCCCTAACGATATGCACGAAGATTATTTAGAAATGAATCCAGCACCTGAATGGTCGGATACCGAATTGTTCGGAGAAGTACGACCGACGACACCCGTATGGCACGCAGCTACACAAACATACCAAGTACATATTTAGAAAGGAGGTCAGATGATCGATTACAACAATTTATTCCGCATTGCTCGAGAACAGTTTTGGCAATTTAGACCGTCGGAAGATACATTCGAACTCTGGGCGCAAAAACATACAGTGATCGACCATGTCGGACAAGCGTTATTAGTACGACTAGATATCGACGTAGAAACAGAAGACGAAAGCGTTGTAGAGTTTCACGATGAGATCTGGATTATAGATAACGGAGGCGATACGCTATTACTTAACAATAACAACGATGTCAGAGATTTTGAAGAATTATTAGAAATAGCACTGAACGAAAGACAAGGGGGATACTAGTGGATATTAACCTAGAAACTTATTTAAAACCCGCGAAACAAGTTATCGCGATTAACCCAAAATATCAGCAGTTAGTTACAAAATACTGCGAAGCACATCGCAGAGTAGACTTTCACGTTGACTGCGCAGCTCGACTCGAAGATGACGAGACTACGATGGGTTCCGAATATTCCAAACACCTTAAAGCAGAAGAAAAGTGGCATAGCCGCGCTTGCGAAATAGAATTAGAACTGCCGCAACGAGAATTAGCGCACCTTTGGAAAGTATTCCACAACCTGATAGACGCAGAAAACTCGCGACTCTCGGCTTAGTGCTTTACCGTCCTTTTATCGGGGGTTATAATTAGCTTAACCGCGCCCTTACGGGCGTAGGATTTTTAACTAGAAAGATAGAAAGGAAAGAAAAATGCAAGACTTACGATTAGAAGAATATACCGTAAACCATATTATGACCGAAGGCTTTACCACCGAAAAAAGGTTTAGCCCCGAGTTAGTCGCAATACTTACGAAAGCTACGCGAAACGAAGGCATGGACGCTTGTGTAGAATTGCGTAATTTAGAAGACGACGGACAAGAACATTATTATATGCCAGAAAACAGCGAATACATCCCAGTGACCCAATGGTGTTCCGAAGAAGAAGAGACCGAACCACAAGTTTGGTCGATATTTATGTTTAACGACCCCGTTACGAAAAGTACGCGAATGATTGGTTGGATATGTGATAGCCATTGCGAAGCATACTTACGAAAGATTGTTTAACTTACCCGCCCTTACGAGGGCATTTACCCTAGAAAGGAGAAAGGTATGACACTATTAACGAAAGAGATTATCGAAACGGATTGGTCAAATATGTACCGATTACTATACGAACATTATTACCCAACGCGACTGGATAAGTCGCAAACATTTGCACGCTGGGCAGATGAAAACGTAAAGATCGAATACTTTAGCCCAGCGATGTTAATTAGGACGAGTACTTGCGCATCAGAGCCACTGGAAGTGAAGTATTACGCCTTAATGAACGACGGTGATAATTGCGAGATTGACGAGCGCGATTATTTAAACCCCCACGGTCATTTGAACCGTGACGATTGGGAACGACGCGAAAAAGACTTAGACCACTTTTAAGGAACAGATATGGAACCAAGAAATACAATCGCCGAGATGGACTTGAGCAACCTGACCGACGAGCAAGTTGAAGTGATGACCAAACTGGCACGGTTTGCTGAAGATGGCTTTGATCAATCAGCAGAAAGAACGCCTAACCACAAAATTCGGGTTTTCCGAGAAAAGCAAGCAGGACAGTGCATGGTTCTTCGCCATCGACTACGTCAAGAAAAAGAAAACCGCAGTGAATTGTGGAACCCAGTGCGCGATGCAGACCGAATAAACATCGACGGGCTGATTCGTTTTTAACAAAACCGCGATTTGATTAAGCCCGCCTCGAGCGGGCTTTTTTATACCTATTAAAAAGATTAGAGATATTGCGTATATTGTCTATTTAGAAAAAAAACTTTTTTTTATTTTTTTAACTTAGAAGAGCAATAAAGTAATAGAAGTAATAGAGTGAGTGAAAAAAGCTCTATAGACCGAGAGTCGGGGGCCGTGTTGAGTGTTGAGAGAAAGTAATAGAAAACGTATTAGTTATTGAAACTGAAACAGTGAATAGAGTAGAGAGGCCGCGAGCGAAATCTTTTTATTCTTTATTATTTTATTTATTTTAGAATATAGTTCTCTCATCGAAACCGCTCGGATCCATTGAATGAAAGACCTACAGTACACTCCGCTAACACCATCAGACGACGGCATGGGCTATATCGACTCGGATGGTAAGAGATGGCAACCGCTAAACCCAAAGCAAAAGAAGTTCGCCAGAGAGTATTTAAAAGGCCAAAACGCTACCGAAGCAGCCGTTAAAGCAGGGTATACGAAGAATCGAGCAGCAGCCAAACGACAAGGCAGCGTCTTACTGAACCACAACCCGTTACTCCGAAACTATCTGATCGACCAGGAAATCAAGGAGGCAGAGAGGGATAGAGTTTCTATGGAGGGACACCTATCCGCGCTTCATGACTTGAGGGAAGAGGCACGCGAGTCCGGACAGATTAACGCAGCCATTACAGCCGAGATCCATCGAGGCAAGGTCGGCGGGTTGTACATCGATCGACGCGAGGTTTTGACCGCTAAGATCGACGGACTATCCAAGGATCAGCTGATCGATCGACTCGGAGCTTTGATCACGAAGCGCGTACCGCAAACGATCGAGGGAAGGATTACGAATCGAATCGGATCGACCGACGGATCGACTGATCGAGAACCAGTATTAGTTGATCGAGGGATCGACTGATCGATCGATCGATCGAGCCATTGAACCAGCGACGGTGGCCGCACCCACCCACCCACCACGATTCACGGACGGCGAGCCAGCGAGGGACGGATTGACGGAGCGGTTGAGCGAAACGGTTGGGATTAGCCGCGACTGATGGAAACAGTTAGGATTCGTGCTAACGAATTTGTTAAGCCGCGCCCCTTAAAGAAACAGTTTGGTTATGTGCTAACCATTTAGTTAAGGCGCGTCATTGCCCAGGGCGAGGTAATCTAACTATTTTGTTAAGTGACGACAGACTAATTAGCCTAAATAACTAAATAGTGGTTAGAGAATATAGTTTATTTAGTGCTTGACCAATTAACCATATAAGCCTATAGTTTACTCAATCCGGCGCATATCGCACCGGCTTATAGGTAAACTATTATGAACACTAAGACAAAAACACAAGCACCAGAGCAAACAGCACGCGAAGCTAAGGAAGCACTAGACAAGGCAGGTTCAAGCTTTAAGGAAGAGTTAAGTCCACTACAAAAGCTCAAGCAGAAAGCAACTGCTAAGGTATACGTTACTGGTGGTTCCGCTAACCTAGTAGGTACTTATACAGTAGCTAATATAGATGACCCACGCTGGTCTAAACTGTTCGATGTTATGACTAAGCAAGCGGGCAAGTTAGCCCAAGGCATGATCTCACGCTTAGATGATAATGATCAGATTGTTATTGATGAAGCTACCGCAGCTATTATAGCTGAGTCATTGGTTAATAAGTCCACTACTAACACAGTAGTAGAAACCTACTTACCCATGCTGTTAGGTGGCCCTTGGCCAAAAGCTCGCGGCAATCAAAAGATGCGTGACGTTGTAGGTGAAGGCATAAACTTCTCGTTTGCAATGTTCAAACGCGTCAAGTAACTAACTAACTAAGGGGCGGCTAATCACCGCCCCTTTTTTTATCTGTTAGCTAACAGTTTAACTAAGGGGCGCTCACCACTTAACCTAACGGTTAGCCCTGCCGCATAACCTAACGGTTAGCGCAAGGGGGTATACCCCCCTTTGGCGCGCTGCGCCTCCCCCCCGCCCGCCCACTTGGTTCCTGCCTCATAGTTTGCGATTTATTTACTACGGATTAATACCATTTCATTTTTTAAAAATTTTTCGCAAAATTTTCGTATGAAAAAATTTTCGGGAGTTATATTTTGAGTAGTAAGTTTTTAGCATCGATTCGTGTACAGGGTTCGATGGGTGATCGTTTTATTCCGAAAAATCGTTTGCATAGGACGATAACGGAAAGAAAAATTCCGGACGAAGTTATTCAGGAGGTATTGGGACGTGTTGAGCGAGGTGAGCGTAGAGCTGAAATTTCGTTAGCTACGGGGATAATTCCAGGAAATGTATATAATATTTGCCGGAGGTATTATTTAGAGGGTGGAAAGATTGTTCGTAAAGAAGCCTTGTATGAGTAGATTTCTGGAGTTAGGATTCGCGGATGGCAGAAAAAGATTCACGATTAGCTAGGGCGGGTGTTTCGGGGTATAACAAACCGAAGCGTACCCCTAGTCATCCTAAAAAATCGCACGTTGTTGTAGCGAAGGAAGGGGATAAAATTAAGACGATTCGTTTTGGGCAGCAGGGTGTAAAAACTGCGGGTAAGCCTAAAAAGGGAGAGTCGGCGAAGCAAAAAGCGCGGCGTAAGAGTTTTAAGGCACGTCATGGAAAGAATATTAAAAAGGGCAAAATGAGTGCAGCTTATTGGGCCGATAAGGTGAAATGGTAATGGAAGATATGCAAGCGGTTTACGACGAAGAAGTTAACGGCGGCGGTTTCGGATTAATGTCATTAATGCGAGGAACAGGAGATATGGTTCTTGGCGAGGATATAATGAATAATCTTCCAGAGTTATTAAGGGCGTTTGAGGGTACGAATTTAGGTACTCAGGAAAGTTTAAGAGATATTTCTCGTCCGATGGAAACAGAGGGTTTCACTTTAGAATTAAGTACTACTCCAGGATTAGAATCAATAGTTGGCCCTGAAATGGGATTAGCGTTAGGCGCATTAGGCGGTGGCGGTAAGGGTAAAACTTTTAAAGAATTAATAGAAGAAATAATTGCTGCGGGTAAACGGATGGATAGTAATTCGCCTTCTGATTACACGGGGCTTTCTAGTCGTATGAAGGATTTAGATAAAGGTTTTTCTGATATTCAGCAGGAAAGACAACGGGGGCTTGGTTCTCTTAAACAGGAATTAGGCGACCAATCAGATCAAGAAGCGTTACTTCGTAGGCAGATTTTTGAAGAAGATACTATAGCGAGATTAGCTGATGCGGATCGTGCAAAAAGAGTACAAAAAGCAGAAGTAGAGCGGTTACGGGATATAGATCCTGATAGAATGGCTAGTGGTGGACGTCCAGGATTGTACGCAAATATAAATGCCAAGCGTAAGCGTATAGCGGCGGGGTCTGGTGAGCGTATGAGAAAGAAGGGTGAAAAGGGCGCACCGACGGCGGCTAATTTTAGGGAGTCTGCGAAAACAGCTAAAAAAGCTAATGGCGGTGGATTAAATTATATGAAGGGTTATTACGGTAAATCATATAAATGAGTAATGCTGTATTAGATATACAGAAAGCAAAGATTGCAGGGATCCAAGAGCTTGTTACTACGTTAGCAAGGAATAATCCTGATGCGCCTTCGCCATATATTAATACACATCATTTTGCTCCTGGAATTTATATGCGAGCGTATTACGGGGTAAAAGGTTCGGTAGTCGTAAGCCAAGTTCATTTACACGAACATATGACGATACTAGCAGCGGGGCATTGTAGAGTAATATCTACGATGCAAGACGAAGAACGGATTGATGTTTATAAAGATTTCGCGATTATGAACACACCCGCGCATACAAAACGGGCTTTATATTTTTTAGAAGATACAACGATTATTACCGTGCACCCAAACCCAGAAAACATACGAGATGTAAAAGCTATGGAAAATTTACTTGTGGTAGACAATTTCGAGGATATTAAGTAATGGCTTTCGTCGCAATAGCATCTGTAGTTACAGCGGTAGGCACTACCGCTTACAACGCAAAACAATCCCGTAAAGCTCAAAAAAGAGCAGAAGAAAATGCTCAGACTCAAGCGTTAATTGAAGGTTCTGCTCCTAGTATTTCTAACGTAGGCGAAGTTGTTGCGGAAGATGTTCAAGGTACACAAGCGGTTGGATTAGAAGAAGCGTTAGCCGCGATGGATTATGAAGCACAAGCTGCAGGAGAAGAAGTTCCTATTCCTGGAGAAGCAGGACAGAATCCGATGGGGGATATTTCTGAAGAAGAGTTAATGTTATTAATGCAATCTCCAGAGTTAATGGGATTAGGAGCGCAAGAAACTCAGTATGCTGCTTCGGGTGGCGCGGTAGGTACACCGGAGGACGTATATTATTTTGGTGTTCCTCAAATAATGGGGATGATGCAAGACCCGAATCCCCAGATACAGCAGGTTGGTATGCAATTAGCTGACCAAATGGAAAGTATGCCTGATGCGGGAATGGTTCCAGCAACCGCGAATCAAATACAAACAATGGCTATGGGTGGTGCCGTTACTGCAAAAAAGTTTGAAGAAGGTGGTGGTACTAGCACTGCTCAATCTATAGGAGAAGGGTTTGTAAGTAACCTTCCAATAATCGCACAAATTAATGCTTTAAAAGATGTAAAAGAAGCTGAAGGTTTAGAAAAATTAGTAGAAGGGTTAGATATACTCCCTGTTAATCCTGTAAAATTATTGAGAAATATAAAAGCGCGTAAAGAACTTAGAGCAGAACGTAAAGCAGAAGAACAAGCAGATAGAGAAAGAGAAGAAGCTATAGTTTTTGGTCCTCAGTCGAAAGCTAACGGTGGCCCAATTACTTCTGAACGCCTTAATCAACTTAGACGCCGTTGAGTACACCACTAGAGCAATTACGAAGTGTAGACCTTTCGCATCTTTCTAAAGAAGAAGCGAAAGAATTTACAATACTTTTAGAAGAATTAGAAAAGCGTGAAAAGCGTGAAGAGTCTATGGCTTCGTTTTACGATTTCGTTAAAGCGATATGGCCTGAATTTATTGCAGGTGCGCATCATAAAAAGATGGCCGAAGCGTTTGATAAAATAGCTAGTGGTGAATCTAAACGTCTAATAATTAATATGCCCCCGCGACATACGAAATCCGAATTCGCGTCATATTTATTCCCTGCCTATTTATTAGGTAAGCGTCCTAAATTAAAAATTATTGAAGCAACGCACACCGCTGACCTTGCGATTAATTTCGGTCGTAGAGTTCGTGACTTATTAGAAAGCGAAGAATACGCAGAGATATTTCCTGCTACTGAATTAAAGGCCGATTCACGAAGCGCGGGTAAATGGAGTACTTCTCAGGGCGGTCAGTATTATGCGGCGGGTATTGGTGGTGCACTCGCGGGACGTGGTGCTGATTTATGTATTATTGATGACCCTCATTCTGAGCAAGATGCGTTTTCTGATAAAGCGTTAGAGGAGGCTTACGAATGGTATCAAACTGGGCCTCGTCAGCGTTTACAGCCAGGAGGTGCGATAGTTATCGTAATGACTCGCTGGGGTAAAAAAGACGTAACGGGTAAGTTATTAAAAAAGATGACGGAGCAAAAGGGCGGCGATAAGTGGGAGTTAATTGAATTCCCAGCTATATTACCGTCAGGTAAACCGTTATGGCCTGAATTTTGGCCGTTAGAAGAATTAGAAGCGACTAAAGCGTCGATTCCCCCGTCTAAATGGGCAGCGCAATATATGCAGCGGCCTACAGGTGAGGGTATATCTATCGTTCCGAAAGAGTGGATTAAGCGATGGCCTAACGATGACCCTCCTTCGTGTGATTATTTGATACAAAGTTACGATACAGCGTTTTTAAAATCAGAAAGAGCTGATTATAGTGCGATAACAACGTGGGGTGTTTTCTATCCGGAGGGTAAAATTAACGATGAGATGTACTCTGGTAAGGACGCGCACCTAGTTTTATTAGATTGTGTTAAAGAACGGTTAGATTTCCCTGAATTAAAGCGCGAAGCGATGCGGTTATACGAGTATTGGGAGCCTGATTCAGTAATTATTGAAACAAAAGCGTCAGGTATACCGTTAACACAAGAGTTAAGGCGGCAAGGTATTCCAATAAATACCTTTTCACCGAGCAAAGGTCAGGATAAAATCGCTAGATTAAATACAGTAAGTGCGATTTTCCAAGAAGGTCGCGTTTGGGTTCCTGAAACTAATTGGGGACAGGAATTAGTAGACGAAATTGCGGATTTTCCTAACGGAGAGAACGATGATTGCGTCGATGCTACGACATTAGCGTTAATGCGCTTTAGAAATGGCGGGTTTTTGCGATTAGACGGCGATTATGCCGAAGAAGAAGAGTATTATCCTAAAATAAGGGCATATTACTAATTTACCCTTCCAAAAAATAAGAGTATCGTGGCGAACCATGGCTGAAATACAAATTCCAGAAGAATATGAAGGCGAAGAAGAGATAGAAATCCTTTTTGACGAGGAAGATAATCTTGTAGACCCTTCTATGTTAGAAATGGAAGACAATATTCCGTTTAATGAAAATTTAGCGGAGTATTTAGACCGTTCTACGTTATCTTCTATTTCTTCAGAGCTATCTAGTAGTTTCGAAAACGATTTAGACTCTAGAAGCGATTGGTACGAAACTTTTAAAGATGGTTTAGAACTTTTAGGTATTCAAAACGATGCTAGAAGCGAACCTTTTGAAGGGGCCAGTGGAGTTTACCACCCTTTGTTAGCAGAAGCTGTTACCCATTTCCAAGCTCAAGCCTATAAAGAGCTGCTTCCTGCTAATGGCCCAGTAGATACGAAAGTTATGGGCGCGTCTAATGATCCTAAAGCGATGCAAGCTAATCGTGTAAAGGATTTTATGAATTACCAGCTTATGTATAAGATGGAAGAGTACGATCCAGAAATGGATCAAATGCTGTTCTATTTACCCTTATCTGGTTCTACATTTAAAAAATGTTATTTCGACCCTGCGATGGGTAGGATTGTTTCCCGATTTATTAGATCAGAAGATTTAGTAGTCCCGTATAGCGCAACAGATTTACATACGTCTCCTCGTATAACGCATCGTATGTCTATGACTGAAAACGATTTGCGTAAACTACAGTTGAGCGGGTTTTATTTAGATACTGATATGAACGCTCCGATGTATAACGACGGAGATGATTCGGTTCAATCTAAAATAAATGAGATTGACGGTGTTACCCGAACAGGGGAACAAGAAGATTATACGTTACTTGAATGTCATGTTGAATTAGATATTGAAGGTTTTGAGCATACAGATAGTGAAGGTGAACCGACAGGGTTAGCGTTACCGTATATTGTAACTATTTGTAAAGATACAAACGATGTATTAGCGATTAGACGTAACTATCTTGAAAACGATCCTATGCGTAAAAAGATTGAATACTTTACGCATTTTAAATTTCTTCCAGGATTAGGGTTTTATGGATTTGGTTTAATCCATATGATTGGAGGAGTTACTAGATCTTCGACAGCTATTTTACGTCAGTTAATTGATGCAGGAACTTTAGCTAATTTACCGGCTGGTTTTAAAGCTCGGGGATTAAATATCCAAAGATCTGATGATCCTGTACAGCCAGGAGAATGGAGAGACGTTGATACTCCAGGAGGAACCATACGTGATTCCTTTATGCCGTTGCCCTATAAAGAACCAAGCCCTACTTTAGCAAATTTGTTAGGATTACTTGTTGAATCTGGTCAGCGTTTTGCTTCCGTTATGGAACAAAATACTGGAGACGGTAATAGCGAAGCTCCTGTAGGAACTACTGTCGCTCTTTTAGAAAAGGGCCAGAAAGTTATTTCATCTATTCATAAACGTATGCACTATGCACAACGTAGTGAATTTAAAATATTAAAGAGATTGTTCGGTGAGTATTTACCCCCTGAATATCCTTACCAAGTACAAGGTGCACAGCAAACAGTATTTGCGGAAGACTTTAACAATAGTGTTGACGTTATCCCTGTATGTGACCCTAATATCTTTAGTACGACTCAACGTATTATTTTAGCGCAAACCCAGTTGCAAATGGCACAAAGCGCACCGCAGTTACACAATATGAAAGAAGCCTTTCGTAAAATGTATATTGCGTTAAATATTAAAGATATTGACGATATTCTAATTCCAGATATTCCTCCTGCTCCTAAAGATCCTATTCAGGAAAATATGGATGCAGTTATGTCAATGCCGTTAAAAGCGTTTATACAACAAAACCACGATGCGCATATCCAAGCGCACGTTGCGTTTATGCAAAATCCTCAAAACCAGCAAAACCCTCAAGTTATGGGCGGGTTACAAGCACATATACAAGAGCACCAAGCTCTTAAATATCGTATGCAAGTAGAAGAAATGCTGGGTCAACAAGGTATGCAATTACCACAGCCTGGACCAGACGGTCAAATGCCTCAGTTACCGCCAGAAATGGAAAGTCAGATTGCTATGGCAGCTGCGCAGGTAACTCAGGAAATTACTGGTCAAGCACAGGCATTAGCTCAAGCTCAAGCGGCACAACAACGAGATCCTGCACGCGAAATGTTTGATGCACAAATGGATCTAGAACTTGAGAAACTCAAGCAACGTGATAGAGATTCTGAGCGTAAAGCACAGCTTGAAAGAGAACGTCTTGAATCTCAAGAACAGCAAACAGATATACGAGTAGCCTCTGAGCTACAACAAGCCGAAATGCGTGACGATCGTGAAGTAGATTCTAATTTAACAGATATTGCGAAGATAGTTCGCGAATCAAGGGAACAAGACTAAATGCCCCATCTAATCAGCAATATTCCTCACTTTAATTGCTGGGTTAGAAAAGAATATACACACAATCACTTGAAATACCATGGCGAGTATTTACACGCGATAGCAATTGCGGTAAATACTATCCCTGATAGATGTTTATCTTTCCAAGTCGTATTTACTGGATACGAAATGGATGAAGAAGAAGATTCTGAAAATCTTCATGGTGGGGCGATGTGGGCTAGGATGCCGATAACCGCTTTAGTTGCAGATGCAGTTCTTGATGAAATGCCAGAACCTATGGCTACTCATTTAGCGCAACCTTGGGATTGTAGTTCTCGAGACCATGAAGCCATTGTTATGGATCGCGTATCTTCTAGTCCTTGGTTATGTAAGATAGATAATGAGTTTCATACAGGTAAGTATTTGTTTACCGTCGATTATACAGGTAATGATATTGCCGACGATCCTGCACAACATAAGCAGAATCATGTAATTCAGCTAACGGATGCTGGGAAATGGACGGGTAATATTATAGCGTTACCTAATAATCGTGTAAGAGCGACTAACCCTGCTTTATGGGAGACAGGTTCAGGAGCACCGGACTTTTATCCTAGTCAACACGTTCATAGTGCGGAATGTGATGATAGTTATATGGATCCGAACATTACGTTTAATAATTTATACTCTGAAGGAGAATAAAATGCCTGGAAAAAAAGCAAACAAAAAGATGCCTAAGAAGATGATGAATGGTGGAAAATCTTCTAAGAAAATGCCTATGATGAAAAGAGGCGGGGCAACAGGAAAGAAAAAGAAATGAGTCATTCTTATTATAAAACTTCATATCCTTCGCCAAAGAAACAAAAGGCAGGGGTTATGCCATCTATTCCAGAACCTTCTAACGAAGGGTTTGCTAAGGCTACGGAGCTTAAAGAAAAAACCGTAAACCTTGAAGGAAAGAAAGTAAAAACAAAAGGCACTGGTGCAGCTACTAAAGGTTTGGATTTTACTAGCTACATTAACTAATGGATTTTTTGAAATATTCGGAGTATTTACTCCGCAAATTACGTGAGAGACAAGCGGATCTCACGCATACACTCGCCACTGGTGGCGCACAAGACTTTGTTCAGTATCAACGAATAGTTGGTGAGATTTCGGGGCTTAATTTTGCTGAACAAGAGATAACTGCCCTGCACGGAAGGATGGAAGATGTCGAAGACGACTGATGAAATAGACCTAAGTAGCATAGGTGCTACCCCAAACAGAGTTTTAAATTTTGGTTCTGATACGCCTTTAGAACCTAAAAAGGAGGCAATAACTCCTGAGAATTTAGAATCTCATGCGGATAAACTACCAAAACCTACAGGTTATCGTATGTTAATCCTCCCGTTTACTCCTCCGGAGAAAACAAAAGGCGGCATTATGTTAGCTAAACAAACTCTTGATAAAGAGCGGATAGCTACCGTAGTTGGGCTTGTTGTAAGAAAAGGCCCAGATGCTTATTCCGATACAAATAAATTTCCTGAAGGCCCGTGGTGTGAAGAGGGTGATTGGGTAATATTTGGTCGCTACGCAGGAGCAAGATTTAACATTGACGGAGGCGATATGCGTCTTTTAAACGACGATGAAATCTTAGCTACTGTAAACAATCCAGAAGATATTCTGCAATAAGGTGATATAAAATGTCTGAGTCTCAAGAAATTGAACTTATACTTCCAGATGAAGAAGTAGATCCACGGGAAGCTGATGTATTACAGGAGTCTTCTCAAGACTTCGATATGTCTGCACCTGAAAAAAGCAACACTGATGAGCTAGAAGACTATAGCGACGGTGTTCAAAAACGTATTGATAAGCTAACTTATCGTATGAGAGAAGCTGAACGTCAGAGAGAAGAAGCAGTTGAATTCGCTAAGAAGTTATCTGAACATAACAACTCATTACAAAGTAAGTTGCAATCGTCAGATACCACGTTAGTTAACGAATATGCCCAAAGAATTGAATCTGATAAAGAACGCGCTCGTCGCGCTTTAGTTGAAGCTCAGCAACTAGGCGATGCTGAAGCAATATCATTAGCTACAGAAGCAGTTGCTAAAACTTCTTATGAAGCGCAAAATGCCCAAAGATTAATAGCACAGCAGAAAAACAGACCTCAACAGTCTCAACCTGCTGCGCCACAGCAAAGAAATTTGCAACCAGCTGCTCCTGACCGCGCTGCAGAAGCATGGGCAGAAAAGAATAGCTGGTTTGGTGAAGACGAAGGCATGACATATGCTGCTATGGGCGTTCACCAAAAATTGATAAAGGAAGGGGTTCCTCCTAGTTCTGCTCATTATTATCAACGGGTAGATTCTGAAATGAGAGACCTCTTTCCACAAAAGTTCGCCGATGAGACGAAAAACGTGCAATCTGCCGTAGCAGGAGCCAGCCGTGGTGCTGGAGCTGTTAAAAAAGGAGCACGCAGTGTTAAACTCACACCATCACAGATAGCAATAGCTAAACGTATCGGTGTGCCTCTTGAAGAGTACGCAAAATTTGTATAGGAGATGAAAATGACAGATCGCACCTCCAGATCTGCTGAAACACGGGATAAAACAACCCGCCGCAAACCTTGGCAACCGCCATCAATGCTAGACGCCCCTGATGCCCCTGCAGGCTATAAACACAGATGGGTTCGTGCAGAAGTTCGTGGCCACGATGACCGAGCAAATATGTCTAAACGTATTCGTGAAGGATTCGAGCCAGTAAGAGCAGAAGATCATCCTGATTTTGACGCTCCTACTATTGAAGAAGGACGACACGCTGGCGTGATTGGAGTAGGTGGCCTAATTCTCGCAAAAATACCTGACGAGACTGTAGATGAGCGGAACGCATATTTCAGCGGAAAAACTGCGGACCAACTCTATGGTGTTGACAATGATTTGCTGCGAGATAGTGACCCTCGTATGCCACTAAGAAAAAGTGATATTCGCAGGGACTCTAAAGTAGAGTTCGGTAGTCGTAAACCGTCTGCTGATTAAATTTCATCATTTTCCTCAAAGGATTAAATCATGGCTAATACTGATGCCCCTAACGGGTTCACCCCAGCCTACCATCTTTACGGTGGTACGATACGTCCCCAGAAATTGCGTATTGCAAGTGCAACGAATGCTTCCATCTTCACTGGAGATGTAGTCATTCTTTCTTCTGGGTATGTTGTACAAGGCACTGCCACAGGCGCTCCATGTGGAGTTTTTGCTGGCGTTTTCTACACTGCCGCTGACGGCACACCTACTTACTCTAATATGTGGACAGCTGGCGTAGCTACGTTAGGTTCTGCAGATGCAGAGGCGTATGTGTATACCGACCCAGCTATCGTGTATGAAGCACAATTTACTGCGGGTACTCCTGCTGTAAGTTTCATTGGTAGTAAATATACTATCACCACAACTGCTGGTAGCACCAACAATGGACGTTCCAAAGAAGGTGTAACAGCAACTACTAGCAGCGGCATTGCGTTGTTGAATAGGTTTGTGGATTCGCCAAGTAATGAAATCGGTGCTAACGCCCGTGGTTACTTTTCATTCCCAACCAACATATTCGCTGTTTAAGGAGAGTAACTAATGGCTATTAATAGAGCGCAACTCGTAAAAGAGCTTGTTCCTGGCCTTCACGCTCTCTTTGGTTTAGAGTATGAACGCTATGCACCAGAGCATGAAGAAATCTTCGATACGGAGACTTCTGAAAGAGCCTTCGAAGAAGAAGTAATGCTTACTGGTTTCGGTGAAGCACCTGTAAAGTTTGAAGGTTCTGGCGTATCTTATGATACTGCTCAAGAGTCTTTTACTGCACGGTACTCGCATGAAACTATCGCATTAGCTTTCTCTTTAACTGAAGAAGCTATTGAAGATAATTTGTACGACACTTTGTCCTCGCGTTATACACGAGCACTTGCTCGTTCTATGATGCAAACTAAGCAGATTAAAGCAGCTAACGTATTGAATAATGCGTTTAGTAACTCTTTTCTAGGCGGTGACGGCAAAGAACTATGTGCAACGGATCACCCAACGGTCGGTAATCAAGATCAAAGCAATGAGCTGGCAACTGCCGCAGATTTGAATGAGACTTCATTAGAACAAGCGTTGATTGATATTGCAGCTTTCGAAGATGAGCGTGGTCTAAAGATCAATGCTCAAGCCCGTAAGTTGATTATCCCATCTGCTCTGCAATTCGTTGCAGATCGTCTTTTGGAAACACAAGGGCGAGTAGGTACTGCGGATAACGATATTAACGCGATCCGTAATATGGGGATGGTTCCTGAAGGATATACGGTTAATCATTATCTAACAGATACTGATGCCTTCTTCCTGAAGACTGACGTGCCTAACGGTCTGAAGCATTTTGTACGATCTCCTGTATCAACTAACATGGAAGGTGACTTCGAAACCGGAAATGTTCGTTATAAAGCAAGAGAACGCTATAGCTTCGGCTTTAGTGATTGGCGTGGTATTTTCGGTTCTCCTGGAGCCGCATAATCCTGCTGATATGCTAAAAAAGAGGGGGGCACTTGTTGCCCCTTTTCTTTTTCTGGAGTATAAACTCCCTATCTGAGAAAAAAAGCCTTAGCGACTGGCTCAGCAGACGTTACGAAGACTCTAAGGCGAATCCTTTCGTAAGAGGTATATACCGATGGCACAGACTACTTTTTCTGGCCCAGTTAAATCTTTAGCTGGTTTTATAAACGCAGGAGTTAACACCACTCTTAGCCTGACTGCGGACACTTCGCTAACTGTTGCAGCTCACGCAGGTAAAATCTTGCTATGTAATGATGCAGATGGAAAGTTCACACTTCCCTCGATTGTTACTACCGCCCCAACTGATCCTACGTCTCCTGACCAAGTTAATAATGTAGGTGCGTCTTTCTTTTTCTATATCGAAACTGCTGCTACAGACTTGGATATTTTAACCGACGGCACTGACAAATTTAAAGGTGCTGTAATGGTCGCTGTAGATGACGGTTCGAAGAAAGCATTTATTCCTGCAGCATCTAACGATGTAATCACTTTGAACGGATCTACGAAAGGCGGTCTTGTGGGTAGTGTTGTTCAGGTAACAGCGATTGATGCTGCGAGCTATCTTGTACACAACACTCTATTGCTTGGCTCCGGAACTATTGTTACTCCTTTTGCTGACGCATAAGAATTATAACAATTAAATTAAGGGGAAGGTTTCTTCCCTTTATGGGAGATAAAATATGGCAGATGCAGTTAGTACGACTGTTTTAAGTGACGGTACTCATAGGGCTATTATACAGATAACCAACCTTAGTGACGGTACTGGCGAAGCAGCAGTTACAAAAATAGATGTTAGTTCTCTAGTTCCTAGAGCGGATGGCACTGCTTGTTCAAGTGTTAGAATTGAAAAAGTTGCTCACTCTGTAACAGGGTTTACTCAGGTACAGCTTCTTTGGAACGCTACTACCGACACAATTGCTCTTTCTTTAGCAGAAGCGAGCAATGGGCACATGGACTTTAGTGAGTTCGGAGGACTATCTAATACAGCTGGCTCAGGTAAAAACGGAGATATCAACCTAACTACGTTAGGTGCTGCGTCAAACGATACCTATGTTATTGTTCTTGATTTAATAAAGAACTACGGCTAATGGCTACCTCTGGTACTAGAGTATTTACCCTTACTGCTGCCGATGCAATTGAAGAAGCATACGAGTTAGCGGGGTTAGAATATCGAACAGGTTACGATGGTGTAACTGCTAGACGATCTATGAACATTATGTTTGCAGATTGGTCTAATAGAGGTATTCAAATTTGGGAAGTAGAGCAAGTATCTTTAGATTTAGTTCAAGGTACGACCACCTACGATTTAAATCAATATGATATAGATATTTTAGATGCAGTTATTCGTAGAACAACTAATGGAATTCAAACTGATTTTCAGATTGACCGTATTGACCGTGGCACTTATTTAGATGTTCCAAATAAGTTGACAGAAGCACGAGTTACACAATATTATGTTGAAAGAACAATAACTCCAAAACTATACGTTTGGCCAGCTCCTGAAAATTCAACAGATAAATTAATTTCTTATCGTTGGAAACGAATTCAAGATATTGACGCATCTGTAAACGATGTAGATGTCCCGAGTCGGTTTTTACCTTGTTTAGTTACAGGATTAGCTTTTAATTTAGCCTTAAAGAAAAACCCTGAAAAAGCAGGGTTGCTCCAGCCACTGTACGAACAAAATCTAGTAAATGCTATTAAGTATGATGATGATAGTTCTTTAAGATTAGTTCCAAGACGGACATATGTCTGATGTCGTTTGCTGTAGGCAAGTTTTCTTACGGTATATGTGACCGTTGCGGCTTTAGGTATAAATACCTACAGCTTAAAATGGAGTGGACTGGCTTTAAAGTTTGTTCCGAATGTTATGAGCCAAAGCACCCGCAGCTAACTCCTCCGTATCATATAACTGATCCACAAGCTCTGCGTCAGGCTCGCCCTGAAGTTCCTTTACCGCAATCTCAGTTAGGGTTAGTTAGAACAACAGGCCCAAGCAATACAACTGATTCTGGGGTAGACGTTGGAGGACAGCCTTTATATCTTGTAGATCCGGTAGGAACAACTTTTGAAAGCGTTTTCGCTACAGGAAATATTGGAACTATTGAGGTAGTTATTACATGAGTTTTACATTAGCAACTTTAAAATCCACTGTTCAAGATTACATGGAAACTGCAGAAACGACATTTGTTTCTGATTTAGATACTTTTATTAAAGAAGCTGAAGAGCGTATTTTAAAGACTGTTGAGCTTCCTGTTTTTAGAAAAAACGTAACAGGTAGTGCGACAGCAGGTAATACTTATTTGTCGATGCCTACTGATTTTTTAGCCCCGTATAGCCTCGCTGTAATCTCTAGTAACGTCTATACATTTTTACTATTAAAGCACGTTTCTTTTATTAGAGATTACACTCCTAATCCAGCTACTACAGGGCTTCCGAAATATTATGCTCAGTTTGATGACAATACGTTTATGTTAGGGCCGACCCCTGATACAACGTATAGTTTTGAGCTGCACTATAAATACCGTCCTGCGTCTTTAACAACAACAAGTGGATCCACTACAACATGGCTTTCTGAAAATGCTCCGGATGCTTTACTATATGGAACATTAGTTGAAGCAGCTACTTTCCTTAAAATACCTGAAGAAACAGCTCAGTATGAACAAAGGTTTATACAAGCTATAAATGGATTGAAAAACCTTGGGCAAGGGTATGGCGCAATCGATGAATACCGTTACGATATAAGTAGAGGTGCGTAAGTGGCTTTTTTTGAAGCTCCAAAACTTGAGATTGGTAACGTATTAGTAACGACTACAACCAATAAAGGCCATGACCCTGAGTTTTGGGCGCAAACAATAGCGGACAGAGTTGTAAGCGTTGGTGGTAATTGCCATCCTGCTATTGCTCAACAGGCAGAAGAGTTTAAAGAAGCGGTCAAGGCCACGGCTTTACACTATATTAAAGAAGCAATTAAGAGCGATAGGACTACCCTTACCGCTGAATTTGAACGTCAAGGCCATAAAGATATGGCAGACATAATTAGGAGTCTATAATGGCTATTTCTACGGCAATGTGTACTTCTTTCAAGCAAGAATTGTTGGAAGCAAAACATAACTTTTTAGCATCTGGTGGTAATACCTTTAAGCTGGCGCTATATACAAGTTCAGCAACATTAGGTGCGGCTACAACTGCGTACTCGGTTACTAACGAAGCAAGCGGCACGGGATACAGTGCGGGGGGTGCAGCGTTGACTAATGTAAATCCATCTAGCAGTGGCACTACGGCGCTTACCGACTTTGACGATCTTACGTTTTCCAGCGCAACAATCACTGCTAACGGCGCGTTGATTTACAATGACACAGCTTCTGGTGACCCAGCAGTTTGTTCCTTGGCGTTTGGGGGTGATAAGACTTCTACCGCAGGCGACTTTACTATTCAGTTCCCCGCAGCAGATGCGTCAAATGCGATTATTCGCATAGCATAGCGAGTATTATGTGGCAGACCTTAACGGATGGGGCAGAGGCACTTGGGGTGAAGGCCCGTGGAGTCAAGCAGATCCTGTTGAGGTCACAGGCGTTGCTGCGTCTGGTGCGGTTGGTACAGTCACTGTTGTTGCGGATGCAAACGTATCTATCACAGGCGTTGCAGGTACGGGCGCGGCAGGTACAGTCACTATTATCGAAGGTACAGGAATCACGGTTTCTGTCACGGGTGTTGAAGGAACTGGATCTGCCGGAACGGTTACTATATCCGGCGATGCGAATTTCAGTGTATCTGGCGTTGCTGGCACTGGAGCGGTTGGCACAGTTACAGCAACGGGTAACGCAAACGTATCGGTCACTGGAGTTGAAGGTACAGGCGCGGCGGGAACAGTTACAGTCGATGCTGAAGCTAATACCGATGTCACAGGTGTTGAGGGTACAGGCGCAGTTGGAACGGTTATCGCCACAGGTGGCGCGGCTATTATCCCGACTGGTGTTGTTGGTACTGGAGCGGTTGGCACAGTTACAATCGGTTTGGGACAAACACTCGTCCCGACTGGTGTTGAAGGTACGGGCGCTGCTGGTACAGTAACGGTAGATGCAAAAGCCACGGTAGTACTTATCGGGGTTTCAGGTGCTGGAGAGATAGGCGCTTTTAATGTTTGGGGGCTAGTAGATGATTCACAGATCCCAAATTGGATTAATATAAACGACAGTCAGACTCCCACATGGTCTGATGTATCAGACAGTCAGACTCCTAATTGGGAAGAGGTAGCATAAAATGGCAACTTACGTTAATGATTTACGCTTAAAAGAGATTGCCACGGGCGATGAAGCGGGTACTTGGGGAACGAGTACAAACACAAATTTAGAACTTATTGCTAACGCGATGGGTGTCGGTGCAGAGGCCATAGCTAACGCCAGTACACACACTATTACGATGGCAGACGGTACAGCCGACGAGTTTAGGTCTACCTTCTTACGCCTAACGGGTGGTGGTACAGCTTGTACAGTCACACTGGCCCCCAATACGCTATCTCATACATGGATCATGCGGAACGAAACTTCCGCCGCTTTGACGCTTACGCAAGGCTCTGGTGCCAATGTAATTATAGCTGCGGGTCAAACTAAGATTGTAGCTACCGATGGTGCAGGATCAGGGGCTATTGTCTATGAGATGGATGACCTAGAACTTGCTGGAAATTTAGCAGTTGGCGGCGAGTTATCTACCCCATCAGCAGGAACAAACAACGTCCGATTTGGTGTCAACGCAGGTAACTCCATAGCCTCTGGCGGCAATCAAAACGTGGTTGTGGGCGATGAAGCAGGTACGGCTTTGACTACAGGGGATGACAACGTAGCCATAGGTTTTTCGGCTTTAGCCACAGAAGATACTGGAGGTCAAAGCACAGCAGTGGGCGTTCAAGCATTAAGGCTTCAAAATAATGATGCTGCAAATTATAATACTGCTGTTGGATACAATGCAGGTGGTTCAGTCACTACGGGAGTTAGGAACACCATCATTGGTGGTCTAGCGGGTGATGCGCTTACTGATGCGGATAACAATGTAGCTATCGGTCAAGCAGCATTGAGTTCAGACACTTTGGGAAGTAACTCAGTTGCTATTGGGCGTAATGCGTTACTGGTTCAAAACTTCACTAGTGCAACAGATACATACAACGTTGCGGTAGGTGCAGATGCAGGTGGTTCAGTCACCACAGGCGTTCAAAACACTCTCATTGGTGGTCTTGCAGGTGATGCAATAACCACAGGCAATTATAATGTTTCGCTGGGTTACGCTTCATTAGGTGGTGACACTAAAGGGTTTGGTTCGGTTGCAGTTGGGCATAGCGCCTTGTTATCTCAAAACTTCGCGACAAATACTAATGCTTACAATACTGCTGTCGGGCATGTAGCGGGAACTTCAGTCACCACGGGCGTTCAGAACACCCTCATCGGTGCTCTTGTAGGTGATGCGATGACTACAGCCAATAATAACGTAGCTTTGGGTGTGAGTGCTTTAGGGGCGACCACAACAGGTGGCTCTAACGTAGCCATTGCAGTAAACGCTTTAGGCTCAAACACTACAGGGGCAACTAACGTAGCAATAGGGCAGGACACTCTTTTCAACAACACAACAGCATCTAACAACACTGCTGTAGGCCATAACGCTATGGTCGCAAACACCACAGGCGACAGAAACGTAGCAGTAGGTACAAGCGCCCTAGACGCTAACACTACCGCAGATGGTAACACCGCAGTCGGTTATGACTCTTTAAGCACTAACACAGGCTCTGAGAACAATGTTGCAATAGGTTTCAATGCCCTTAGGCTTTACAACAACACTAGTGGCTCTGGATACAACACAGCCGTTGGCAGTTTAGCAGGAGATCAATTAACCACCGGCGTAAACAACACCCTCATCGGTGGCCTTGCAGGTGATGCGATTACTACGGCTAATTCTGTTGTCGCTGTTGGTCTTAATGCTGCGGGAGCAACTACAACGGGCAGTAATAATGTTGCTATAGGTCAAAACGCTTTAGCGACAAATACTACTAGCACTTCCAACGTAGCTGTTGGACATGAAGCTCTTTTGACTTCAACCTCATCTAACAACACTGGTGTAGGATTTCAGTCTTTAAGAGCAAACACCACAGCATCTAACAACACGGCAGTTGGCTATAATGCTTTACTCACAAACACCACAGGTAGTAATAATACTGCATACGGCACCTTCACACTTGGAGTTGTAACAACGGGGACATACAACACGGCAATTGGGTATGATTCTGGTGGGCTAATTACAACAGGCTCAAAGAACACCATCCTTGGACGCTACGACGGCAACCAAGGCGGCTTAGACATCCGCACCTCAAACAACTACATCGTCTTGTCAGATGGTGATGGTAATCCAAGGCTTACTGTTACCACAGCCGGTCAAATTGCATTTGGGACTAGTAATGGTTCAACTGATATTTCGGGCGGTACTATCGGCCTTGCATTGAATGATAATGACGGTAGACAGATGCTAGACAGTAGGACAAATTCAAGCATTAACACTTACCGTCAGAGATTTTACAATACTAATGGGCTTGTTGGTAGTATTCGCACAAACGGTTCAACAACGTTCTATGATACATCATCAGACTATCGTCTAAAAGAAAATGTCGTACCAGTTGATGATGGGATTGAGATCGTAAAACAGCTTCAGCCTAAACGCTTCAACTATATTGCTGATCCT